TTTGAAGTGTAAGACAAAGTATAAATTCAGAGAGATTTGAAAGCAGAGATGGAGATGAACTTTTTATCATGATTTTCAGTTTAAAAAAGTTAATTATCTTCTCTTTCATTTGCTTTTCAACCTTCTCTAATTCTTTCTTGAGGTAAGTATTTGTTAATAAAATATCAAATATCTTATCGACATCAATTTGATTTGAAGTAAAATCAAATACACTCGATATGATTTCGACAGCACGAGTCCCAAGTCTCCTTATTAAATCAATCCGTAAAGGAATATCATTTAACCTGTAAAACTTCCCAATATCAAGTAGTATAATAGAAGCAACAGTAAGATAATATTCATCAGTAATGTTTTCTGATAACCACGAAAAGCGAGCATCAACATTGTGTATTCTCATTAGTTGACATAATTGATTTGATGTTCTAGTTGAAGGGTTAAAGCAATCTAAAAAGTTTTCAGTCATTCTCATACTTCTCAAGACTAGTTTATCCCTTAAAACCGGATAGGATTTTTTATAAGTATTAAAAAAATAGTCAAAATTTTTTGAACGGTCCATCAGCATACTTTCAATTGAAGCTTGAATTGTTGCAGTTGGAGAACCAAGAATAATATCATAATGTTTTAGATCTTCTTCGTTTTTGGTTTCTCTCTGATCTGGTTTGGTATATCTAACCATTGGTGTTTCTATATACAAGTCAAAAAATGAGGGTGTTTCTTCGGCTAATCTTCTTATATAATCAGCAAAAGGTATTGAATCAAATGGCAAACAATGACCTGTAGGGTCGTTATGATATTCTCCAAATATGTAGAATGATTTTGAACCTGTTTGTAACTTGAGTTTATAAAATTCAACTGGTCCCTCGATATACTGAACTGTATTATATGTTTTAATAATCGATAAATTGTCTATTAGTTTTTGTAATGTGGGATTTACAGATTGCTTTACCTCTTGAATTTTATCTTCTGATAATCCTTGGAGATAACTTGCATTATATGTTTCTTTAAATAAGTCTATATCATTTTTCTCTTCCATTTATATATAGAAAATAATTTATGTTCAGTTTATATTCAACATCTGTCAGAATAACATCGTAAGAATTGAGGTTAACTAAGCAAATTTGAATTACAATTCAATATTGAATTGAAATACAGTTTAAATTTATATCAAATGTAGAAACACTGTATACATACAGTTTAATTTTTTCTATTATAATTAATTAAAGCATTTGAATCGATTAAATCGTTCGGTAGAAGTATATCAACATTGTTGACTTCATCGTGTATAAGAGTATTGAAGATGGTAAAATCCTTAACATAACCTACATTTGAACCTACTTCAATACGGTCTCCAATCTGATATATGTTTTCTAAAATAATGCGAATACCGGAAACACCACGAGAGAGAGTGTTCTGTAGAGACAATGTAATTGCAAAACCAAGTGTTCCTGATAAAGTTAATATAGTTGATTTTTCTACTCCAAACTGAATCAATATAACAATGAAACCTATAATTAGAATTGCATAATATACGGTATCTGATAGCTGTCTAACCACAAGAGTGGTTTCAACTTGAACTATATACTTGTTTATAATCAAGCTTTTGTAATATCTTGCAAATGCAAAAGTGAGTACGATTGTGATAAGTATTTTTATTGCCATTACAAAGTAAGAACGAATAGACGACATATCTTTCATTTATTATATTTGATTATTGTTTGTATAATAATCAAATTTTAACTGTTTATCGTCGCTTTCTAAAGATAGATTCATCATCACTGCTGTTTTCTTCTGCATTTTTAGCTTGCTTGATTTGGGCTTTTTTCAATATTGAATGCAAGTCGATTTTACCACTATTCGTTTTCCTTTCACTTGAACGAGACTCAAGTTCACGAGGATATTTAGGAAGCTGAATATCAGTAACTTTATGTCTTGGTATCTTTTCATCATCTGAATCAACATAATTTGAACGGTGCTTAGACTCTCTTTCTTCTGTATCATTTGAACTATGTTGATAACTATATTTTATAGGTTTTTCATCCTCTTCATCACTGTGGCTTGATATATGAGACTCTCTATTCGAAAAATTATCTTTTTTTGGTTTGACCAACTGAGAATATTGACTTTCAATTTGTCTTTTCATTTCATTTAGTTTGGCTTCTTGCTTTTCTTTTTGTCTTACTAATTTAGCCTGTTCTCTCAATATCACTTTATTTTTTTCTTTTTCCTCTTTTTTAATTGCATTATAAACTGCAATTTCTTTGTGATATCTTTCAGAATCAGCTTTTGCAATCTTATTGTATTGTTCAAGTTCATCCCGTCTGAAAGGATCTTCTTTTATTTCAGCCCATAATTGAGCTGCTAATTTGATGTGACACTTTTTCTCCTTACAAAAATAAAAGTAAGCAGTTAAGTTTTTCTTTGGTTTATCCATTTAGTTTAAAAGCAACCTTATTTTTAAACTTATTTAAAGAACTGACGAAATTACTCTTTCTTTAAGTCATTTTACAGGTCTATATTTAACTTGAACATGTTTCATATCTTCTTTAAATTTTAAAGCATTAGCAGGATACTTATTTTTGTTATAAATATAAAGGACATTCAGCTTTTTTACCACATTACCCCATCCATGTTGTTGAACTAATTTATCTAATACTTTTTTCCTATCGGATAGTTTAAGTTTTAAACTGTAACCTGCTAATCCTCCTTTTTCAACCTTTATTCTAACTGGCAACTTAGGAGACTTACGAATAGATTTAATAGGTGATCTAATAGGTGATTTAGACTTACAGCTTTTAATCAAACTGACTAATTCAGATTTTTTCATTCTTGAATAACCCTTACAATTCATTGTTTTTGCCTTTTGTCTTAGTTTAATTACAGTCATGCTACTTAGACTCAAAGACTTTCTCATAGGAGAATCAATCTCTTTTCTAGCAAACTTACATCTAGGAAACATCTTCTTCACCTGACTATATGATATAGCTAAAGCCTGAGGAACAGACCATTTCTGATCTCCTCTTTCTCTCATATTCATCCTTATCTTTTTCTGTAAAAAGTATCTACAATCAACATTCTTTTTCTTACATTTTTCAGCTATAAGATCAAGCTGTTTTTGTGATTTTAATTTAACTGTTTTACTTTTACCGCATTCCATAAAAATCAAGTCTCTTTTAAGTTTATCTAAGCTCATTTATTATTATACATAGTTTTTAAAAGTAAAAACATTCTTTCTTTCTCAGCCAAACTACTTGTTGTTAAAAACAAATGAGACCTTAATCTACCATTATCGTATTTTAACTGTTTGTTTTCATTCTGTAACATTTCTGTATATATCCATAGAGAATTCAGTTTCGATTGAGATAATTCATATTCAACTTTATAATCGAATTTCTCTCTATTTTCTTCTAAGTCCATTTATTATTATGAGTTTAAATTTAAACAGATATTATAATCTATTTATAAGACATGGATAATTTTCAACTAATTATTGATTATAGAGAAAATAAGCTTATCGAGCAGTTTAATAATCGTCAAATTCAACACAAAACAGAAAATCTCGATATTGGTGATATAATGATTACATCAGGTGAGACGGCATTGCCTATATTGATTATAGAGAGGAAAACGATAGCTGACTTAAGGTCATCGATATGTGACGGAAGATTACGAGAACAGAGATATAGACTTCTACAAGCATCGGGTTTACCACCATCCAGAATAATGTATATTATCGAAGGTTCATTCGAAACTACAAATAAAAGACTTTTAAAAACAACTCATAAACAAGTTGATAATTCTACATTATTGAGCAGTATCATCAATATGCAATTTAGAGATAATATCAAAGTTCAAAGGACAAATTCAATTGAAGAAACATCTGATTTCGTCATCAAACTTTTTTCTAAAATTGGAGATAAAGATATATTTCAAATTCAAAAACAAACGGAACATTCAGAAATGAAAAGTGAACCACAAAATGAACCACCAAGTTATACTTCAACGATTCATAAGAAAAAAAAGGAGAACATGAACCCCGAAACATGGTTCGTCTGTCAATTATCAATGATACCTCAAATATCAGATACAATCGCAACTGTAATTACCAAAACATATCCAACACTACTATCTCTCATCTTAAAATACCAGAGTATAACAGAAGACGAAAGACCTGATTTATTATCGAATCTAACATATGATTTATCAACAGGAAAGAAGAGGAAAATCGGTAAGGTTGTATCTAATAGAGTTTACGAATTCTTGTATCGACAAGGCTAAAATAGACTTAGTAAATAATGAACAATAACAAAGAGAATACCACCCCATAATGAGTCTGCAATTGCAAACCTCAAATCATAGTTTTCCAATAGAGAATAATTAGTGAAATCATATACAGCATATATTGATAAACCATATAGGAATGCTTGTTGATAACTGGTTGCCTCTAGAACCATATAAGCTAAAGCGATATACACGATAAAAGCACTACCGAAACGGAAGTTTACCGACTGACCTTGTATTTTCTCTGTCATTTTAACAGCATATTGACCGCCAGTTGATAGCCATAAGATATCGACGAAAAATAGAATAAAAGCTGTTTTCAAAAGTAAAAGTATAGAAATCATTTATATTATCTGTAGTAAATTTAAATTTACAGAAATTTATTATCATACTAATTTAAATTGCAAACCAATTTAAATTATTCGAGATTACCTTGTAGCAAACATTCTTTCTAATCGTTTCTTAATCAATTTAACTTTAACCGCACAAATACCAACTATTGCAGGGTCAGTTTTAGATAAACATGGACCTATATAGGTAAAAAAATCAATTACATCAAATGCACTGTTTAAATATAGATAAGAACCAACTCTGACTCTTGTTTTATCAAGAGGTTCTCTATAATTAGATGATACTGCTTCCTGGTTTGTTTTTATGGTTTTAATGATTTTACAATATGAGTTTTTAACTAGTTTCATTCTGTTTCTATTGAAAGAGTTATTTTTAAGACCAAAAGTAAAGTCAGGATCAGCTCGTTTTTCGTTTACTTTTACACCTGTAGTTTTATAATTTGTTGCTAATTCCTCTTTGATTTCCCTCTCTATTGCGATATCTAAATTATCTCCATCTTTTTCCTCTGATTTTCCTGTTACCATAAACTGTATATCTCCTGCTGAATAAAGAAAACCAATAATAAAAGACTCTTCTGGAATCTCCTGAAAAACATCACAACGGAAATGATAAGTAGATAAAGGTATTGAACTGTGTTTCAGTTTAAAATAATATTGTTTATTACTATCCTCTTGATTATATGTAAACTGTCCATATGTGTTTCTAAATAAACCTAATAATTCGGTTTCTGGATTCCAAGTATCTGGATTAAACGAGACTGACGACATTTATATTTAACACATAATTTTAAATTGAATTTATAATTTAAATTTAAAAGTAAATCAGGAATATTAAAAATGTCAAATCATCAATTAACTCAAGTATCAAACTATGATGTCAAACGTATTATCTTCTCAGAGCCTATTCGGGGAGCAGTTCCCGACACACCAATTGAATACAAACGAATCAACATTTCAACTAGAAATGAAGATGGATCTATAGGTGATTTAATTCTCCCTACATCTCGTTTGTTCTCGTTTGGTGTGAGTGAGAATAAGGATGCTCAAACTCAAAAGGTGAATGGATGGACACTTCCACTTTGCCTTTGGAATCGAGATGGTGCAACTCAAGAACAAAAAGACTGGTCAACAACATTCGATGCTATTGTTGACCATTGTATCGACAATCTTGTTGAGAATCCGCACGGTATTGAGCAGTTGTTCGAACTGTCTTATAATGACTTCAAAAAGACCAAAGGAGGACTCAATCCGTTGTATTGGCAAAGAGAGCCTGCAATGGAAAATGGTAAGCGAGTGTTGAGAGTTGTTCCCGGAACAGGACCTACCCTCTATCCCAAGCTTATTTACTCCAAGAAAAATGAAAAATTCGTATCTCAGTTCTTTGACCAGAGTGATAGAGAGATTAATCCTCTTGACCTCATCGGTAAATACTGTTATGTTAATGCTGCGATTAAGATTGAATCCATCTTCATCGGAGCAAGAATTTGCTTACAAGTTAAAGTATATGAGGCTGTAGTTGAAGTTGCCCAAACTGGAATGAAACGATTACTTGCTCGTCCAGTTGTCATGAAATCTAAGTTACTAGGAGAAGGAGCGGCAACTCATATTCCAGCTCAAAATCAGTCTTTTATGTCAACTCAAAATGATGATACTGGAAGCATTAATGGAGATAGTGACGACGATTCTAAACCTCAAGCACCACCACCTACTCCAGTCACCGTAAACGAAGGACCAGTCGTTCGTAAAGTAAAGAAAGTCATCAGAAAAAACTAAACATTAAATTCGAAAATATTATAATTAATTATAATATCTTCTTTCTAGTCTAAAATCAAACTAATGTCACTCCTAAACGAGTTTCAATCTTAATTACACATTGTAATTAAAATTTTACTTTTTGTGCGGATTTCCAGTTCGAAGTTTCCCGTCTCTGTCATAATACCATATATGTCCATTAGAACATGACTTGTCATTATATATACAATAACAAAGTTGTTTTGGAATTTCTTTACATACAGGACACTTCTCCTCTTCAAAATTATAGTGACCATATATAGGTTCAGCTATAGTATTACCAAATTTCTCATTCTTTTTAGGTTTAAGACCAGGTGTAAATGTCTTGTAAATACTTCTCTTGTTAGAATAATTCAACTGAGAAGGAGGTTCGTAACCTTCAATATTGACCGTAGGTCGCCCATACAGAATATCCGTATTCTTATTGTCCATTTATTGTATTAACAATATCACTTAAAATTGAAATTTAGGATTTAGAAAACAAAAAATCAGAAACATCATATGGAAATTAATCAAGATCAAGTCGATTCTATGACTATACTAAGACAGAAAGGGAAAACTGCTATCAATATCGTTATTAAGAAGGAAAACAACATCAACATCGTAGAAAAATGGGCATTCATCGTAACTGAACGAGAGAATAAAAATAAAGATTCATTCGAAGCTGAATATATTAGAAATGTATTTCATATTGTTCATGACCTCAAAATAGGAAAAGACAAAAATGAAGTTTTGAACAGTATCAAAAATAAAAAAATAGGTTGGAATCATAGTTGTTTTGAAGAAATTAAAAATGCACTTCATGAGCAAGATGAATTTGTCATGAATCCGTTCGAGATAACAGAAGGTGCTTTACAGTGCAATAAATGTGGAAGCAAAAGAGTGTTCTCCTATTCAAAACAAACTCGTAGTTGCGATGAGCCAGTTTCCACTTTTTCTCAATGTTTCGTTTGCAAAAAGAAGTGGGTTTATTCAGGTTAAATTCAATTAAATAATTTTAATTGAATTACAATGGAAAGGGTATGATAACAGTTACTCATTATCGTCCGTATGAACTTAAAACTGAATATCAGTTTAATTTTAAATCGAACAAACAATTAGAAACTGATACTGTTTTCAGTATCAGTTTGATAACAATATAAATGATGATTATTATCCCATATCAACATCACTAGGACTAGGACTTTGACTAGGACTAGGACTAGGACTTTTGTATTTTTCAAGAATCGATTTTTCTTTAGAAATTATAGATTTTATAATGTCTTTTTTAAGTTTTGGACATTTAGGTGTTTTTGAACATTCTATTTGAAGATCTTTACAATAGGCCAGAAGTTTTCTAACACCATATTTATCTAACTTCGCTTTTGGCGAAACTTCAAAAGGTTCACCTGCTATAGGTGTCTTAAGTTCTGCAAGAATAGGTTTAACTAACTTTGCTTTTCCTGGTGCCTTAGATTCTTCAGGAGGACTAGGAATACCACTACTTTCGCATAATTTATAAACATTGATAAATTTCTCTTGGTAATCAACTATAAAATCTATAAGGGCATCTTTATTAAAAGATGAATATCCTTTTATATGTTTTTCCCTACAATATTCTTTGAGTTTATCAAGACTATAATTTGCTAATTCACCAACACCCTTGAGATTGCTAATATATTCTTGTAATATTATGTCTGTTTTTGTAGGATCTAAAAGACATGTACCACTTTGGTAATTTTGTATAAATCTCATAATCTCTTCCTCTTCAGAATTTAAAGCCTCAATTTGTTTCTTAATTTGTTCTTTAGCCGAACTATACTCATACTCACCTGCATTATGGTCATAATTTAGTTTAAAATTTGCAAAAACTTTGTAATGGTCTTCAGTTGTAATAGTAGCTGGGAGTTGTTTCCGTATACTTTTACACTCTATATCACAAGAAGTAACAAACCAATCTAATATCGATCCAGAACCTTCTTTAGTTTTTCCTATAGTTCTTGTTTTTGTTCTATGAAACTTTACTTGTGGTAAACCTGTAAAAAATTCATAGTGATTAAACTCTTTCTTCTCATTTTCCTTATTAAAATCTATATTCATATCCCCTCCAAAAATAAAACTTTTATTAAGATAGAGAATATAGTCTAAATAATTTATAAAAATTTGTTTTTTTCGATTATGTGTCATATGTGTATTTGCTATATTTATATTTTTTCCATCTACAACAACAGGAACAATTAGTACTCCTCTTATAACATGAGTAGGATTACCTTGAATATTACTACCACTATAACATTTGATACCGTATCCAAATCCTTCTGTACATGTAAAATCTGTAGCTTGACACATTTTTCTATATGTACAATATTTATGAACATCTGTGGTATTAATTACAAGTCCACTAGTTACCAAGGGTTCCCCTGTTTTTTGTGTACTGCACTTAATAAGTGTTACGAGACTTTTATATAGGTTCTCATCTTTCTTAGATACTCTAGCATAGTATCCATAATAAAATAAATTTAATATATTCTCAGATCTTGGTTTTTGGAGACTGATTTCCAGTTTAAACGGTATTATAATGTCATCAGCATGATGTTCAGCTGTTTGTATAATTATTTTCATATTTCCGTTTTTTTTCTCACCATCAGTAATATAATCTGAAATTTCCTGAAGTAATATTATATCTGGATAATTATTATTGGCTGTATAATCATAGACTGTACGACCTTTTGATTGTACGAATATTCTTGAAAGATTTTCTAATAGTTTGTCAGGTTTATTATATGTCAAAACAGTTAAATGGTTAATACTATCTTTATATTCAAGATCATCTACACTCTTTTCATCAACTTCAAGATCGGGATTAGAGGGAGACGAATAAGCGGATCTTTGCTTTTTAACTACTTTATCTGAATCTGAACCTGAACCGGAATCAGAACCTGAACCTGAACCTGAACCTGATTCAGGTTCTGAAAATCTTCGTTTCTGTGAAAATCCTACTGTATCTGCTTTTGTTTCTTCCATTTATTATAACATAATTTTAATTAATTAAATATTAGAATATTTTCATTAGTTCGTATCATTTACAGTATGCAATCAGTCATCATGACTGAACATACAAATGGTTTAGATATAGTTGTTTCCAACGATTTTCAGGATCCAAATAAACCATAAATTTGAGGTAGTCAATCTCGAGAAAATGGTTGGAAACATCTGCATGTGGAGTTGATAAACAACATATAGAATAATACTGATGCAATGTTTACATTTGAAAATCTATAAGATCATCCTTTCTTTCTCCTTGAAATAGTATTATGTCTATAAAAATCGAAAAAAATGAATTGCCCAAACCTTGGTAAAAGTAAATTAGGTATTATGGCTAATATGAATCAAAGTATGACTATGACTAATGACTATTGTGGATTTTTAAATTTTCCTGATGGGTTAAAGTTCAAGTATAATGAAGAAGGAGATATTTGCATTGCAACAGACTGTTCGACTTGGGCTAAAAAGTTAGTAGATAACATGCCTTTGTCAGAATATCTCGAGTCTGAAGGCTTGATTCCTCCTGAAGTTTTACATTTTCCTGAGTTTGGAACTCGAGAGAGGAGAAAGAAGAGAAAAGAATCAATTGGAAACTATATTGAAAATTGCGAATATTGCAACGAATATATGGATATGACTTTTAACTTGTGGGGAAAACTAGTATGTGCTCAGTGTAACTATACACTAAAGAGGTATAAATGCAAACTGTGTAATAAGATGAATATGTTTGCAGAACAATTCAGTGGAATTTATGAGTACTTCGATACTGATAACTATTCTATTGAACAAACCTTTTTTAACATCTGTAAGTGTTATGATCACTTGCCGTGTTATGTTTATCCTGAAGACTACCAGGAAGAAGACTACGGTGAAGGATGTCGTGTCTGTAGAGGATATACTGCTGGAGAAGGTGATATTTGCTATTATTGTAGAGTTGGTTTATAAGTTGTATATTAATATGGGTGACTAGTTCCTGAATATATGGGTAGATTAAATAGTTATAATACTAAGGGTATTACAACTTTACTTGGTAACAAGAGTTACTATATCGGTTAAATCACCCTCGACATAACCCCATTTTGTATACCATTCATTTCCAAACAACTCTAACATAAGTCGTTTTTCATCATCATCCATCATAGATGGATGTAAGCCTGATTTTAATTGTTCTTGTATATATGCGGCAGCTTCAGCCATTGGAGCAGCTGTATTATCTAATATTTTACTATTTTCAAAATCAACGGTCCCGTACATTGCTTCTCCAATTTGTTTGTATCTTTCTAAATCTTCTGGTGATAGAGCTTTCATTGCTGCTTCAATCATTGGATTATTAAACAGACTTCCGCTTGTAAATGGTCGTTCACTTTCCATCTTTGTTTCCTGTTTACTTTCCCCCTTGGTTTCCTGTATGGTTTCCATCTTTTTCCTTTTAATCTTCTTATTATTAACAACCATTTGTTAGTTTATTTTTTAACTTTAAATTATATCTGAACTTCTTTTCGTGCAAGATATAAATCTTATTCAGTTTAAATTGAAATTAAAGTGATTTTGCATTCATAAATAAATGACGAGTCAATTGAATATCAATAACGATAATTATATTATCGATATCATTAATCATCTTACTGTTAGAGATTCTGAAAGAGAAGAATTCGAAAGATTTCAGTTTATGTCTGAGAGCAAAATATATCCTTTAGTATGTTCATGCTCAGAAGAAGACTGTAGTTCAGTATCTTATTGTCCGATTTGTGAATATGATAATTGAACAATCATGATGTATACTCTATTATTCTTATGAAAATCTAGTTTAAATTCAACTGTATTGCAGTTGAATTTTAAATATAATTGCTATTCTTTTCTGAATTTCGGTTCTCTATGTTGTTTTTATTACATATATCATTTGAACAACCGTCACAAATATAATTTGAGCATATATTATTTATACCAATAATAAATGCCTGTCCGTATTTTAAACATGAACATTCCCGAAGGAGGTGAAACCTCAATTCCGACCTTTATCATGGACACCAACGATTCTATTATCAAACGAATTGCAGGTTCACTTCGAACCACTAAAAAGTATCTTTACTTCCCTAATAATATACCGGAAGAGTTTGATGATGATACGGTAATTCCAGTTGAAAATCTGTTAGAAACAATTCTAACCGCAGAATCATTTACTTCTCTCTATGAAAAAATTAAAGAGAAGATTCACCAACAAGACCTCTCCATTAAAACCGATATCATCGATCCATTTATCGCCTTTAATCAAAGCTTTGAAAAAATGCCTCCTGAATTTATAGGAAGTCTTCTTTTACCAATTCAATTTGAGATTGAAAAACTCGATATCGTTAGTAAACGAGACCTTGAACTCATTGACATATGGAAATCAAGAAAGATGATTATTAATCGAATTAGAACTTCAATTAGAGCAACGGAGAAGAGTGTAATAGAAGAGGAGAAAATAAACAGAGAATTTAATGATGTTCCATCTGAAAGAAATTATACTGAATTTGAACTGGAAAAGATTGAATTTGAAGTTTTATTGGATTCTCCGAAAATTACAATCATGGAGCTGTTTAACGATATCGTGTTGAATGACGAAGTTCCATTTGCAACCATCAATTATATTTACAAAGTAATGGGTGAGTTTATACCGGATTTAACTTGGTTTACAAGTTTAGATGATGTTATTCTTCTCAAATTCAAAGATAATAGAGAATACTCAAATTGTTTTATTTCAATTACAAATCAAACCGATATTAGAAAAACACAAATTAAGTTATCTTTAACAACAACCGTATCAAAACAAAGGGAAGATATAAGAAATATTGCAGTTCAAAATATTTTAAATGTTTTTACTTCTAAACAAAATCTTACTGTAATTAGCTTTAGAGATACGAAAATCAAAGGATTATTCTATTATCCGAAAAAGATGATGAATAAGTTTGTTATGTCCGATTTAATAATGAACAACAATACATTTTCACGGTTCCTTGTCGTGGATGAGAGTGTTAAAGCTTCAAAGAAAACTGAAAGTCTATATATTCATTTCAATAGTAATAAAACAGGAGAAGTAACCGCAAATATATCAGAAAAATACTCATTCAAAGGAGACACTAATTTAAAGGGTAAAGATATCGTGAACATGTTTCCTTATAAATCTTACTATCTACGAATTAAAATAACTTCAATTAACAATGTTGAATCAGTCTTACTTTTTCAAAATCTATTGACCAAGATACTGAGGATATACGAAGATAACTACGATTCAGTTTATGATTTTTACAGAAAATATATACCTTCATTCGGTATCAAGGAGGAACCGAATATAGTGATTAAACCACCCAAGCTAAAAGACCTTGCTCCCGAAGTATTCATTAATGGTTACCCTCCTACATGCCCTCATCAACCTACTATTATTGATGATAGTGAGATTAAAGAGCCTGAAAATGAAGGCAAACAAGTTATGAGATATCCTAAGGAAACTGATGTAAGCGAGAATTTCCCAAGCAGAAACTATGTATGTAATCACGAGACTGCAATTTATCCAGGGCTTCGAAGCAATCCACTTTCAAATGGTGATATTGTTCCATATTTACCATGTTGTTATGAGAAAAATCATAGTGAAATTCAAGGTTCCGAATATCGTCAATATTACTTTGGAGACCAACCTAAAATGAAGTTCAAATTTCAACAGGAACTAATTATCACGAATAAGTTTGTTGGTCGTGATACATTTGGAACCTTGCCCGAGTCTCTCGATAGGATATTCAATGTTATCAATAACGATAAGAAGTATATGTATGTTCGAATGGGTGTTACTGATTCAAAGAGCAGTTTCCTTGAATGTGTATTACAAGGGTTATATGAACAGACTAATATTCTAAAACATAAATCAGATAAAAGCAGACTTAATTTCTTACGACAATATAGGGAAAAGCTTACCAATAATCGATTTCTAACGATTTGCCGTCAGGAGATGTACGACTTTAACATGGACCAAATTAAAGAAAAATTAATAGATCAAGATCAGTATTTTGACCCGAGATTCTTTGTTTCTATGTTGGAAAAGATATACAAATGCAATATCTATGTTTTTAATAGACAAGGCTTACTTCTCCCTCGTTTTGAAAAGAAATATTTCAATACGAAAACAGTTTCAAATACAAACTTATTTATTTACCAACATCGTGGAAGCAAGAATGAGAGAGCAACATATGATAGATGCGAACTGATTGTTCGATGGAATACAACCGGAGAAGATGTTGATTATGTAGAGGGTAACGATACCAAACTCTCTGGTAAAATGAAAGAGATATTTAGTGATGTGGTTAGAACATATTCATTTAATACTGATATTGAAACTGAAAACTTTAATTATTTTAGCGATATGTATATTTCTCAAGGCATCGATGCTTACGGAAAAACAATTATGATTAAATTTCGATATCAAAATCAAGAGGGAACTTTATTGACTTCTCCGATGCAACCTCTACCTATATCAGAAATTAAAGATTGGATAATAAATAAAATTACATTGGATTTAGCTTTAAATTTCTTGAAAAATATAACAGATATTCCAGTAAGTGATATCGTTCAAAATACAGTGAATGATATAGTTGAAAATGTAAGTTGTAAGATTGGTGATATATCGGTAACTATTCCGGTTAGAAATTCTACACCAGATAGAAGAGTAAATGTAAACGAAGTAATGAAAACTAATAATTTATACAACAAAACAAGCTCTCTCAATAACATATTCAACCGAAATAAGAAATTATCAAGATACATTTCTGAGTATGTTTTATGGTTATTTTCAAATAGCATAAAAAATACAAATTTAGATAATTTAAGTTCATTAGCAATTGAATTTGCAAAAAACAATATTCAAATTGATAATTCATTTCAATATCCTGAATATATAGAAAAAACATTCTCTATTGATTCTCCTTTGATAAGGAATGGTAGTTTGGTGGTTAAGTCGGAGGAGATAAAGAAAAGATTGTTTTATCATTTGAAGTTGCAATTGAAACGGAACGAAATAAAGATAAAGAACTACCATCTAATCCCTTCTATCGAGAACTACTACATCGATATTACTGACTTTGACAAACATGAAGGTCAAATCATGATAGCAGGGAAAGATTCACTTCAAAATTGGATTGCAGAAAAAATATCAAGAATGGATACTTTTACATATTCAATTAAGGTTGGAATTGATACTCCCTACTTTTTCAAAAACAACCTGATTTCAAACAAGATTTATATCGCTCAAAATGTAGATTCACTTGAGAAGGCAATTAAGGTTGCTTTAGTTTGGAATATGGGTAATGGAATTAACATTGGAAATAACTTCGAAGTAGAAGAAATAGATAAGGTTAACTACACTCTCTATTCATATCGTAATGAAGCAGAAATCAAAAAATATAATATCAATTCAGACTTGGAAAAAACCAATATTAAGATTATTGGTTATAAGTATGACGACTTTCCGTTTTATACAACTTTGCTTTAATATTAATTTATCTCCTTATAATAAATGAAGTTAGTCCGTATATTACATATTATAGCTATATCGATAGCGATGTTGGCTTTGGTTTTAGACCTTCTTGATGATAGAAATCGAGTTTTGAAAATGAACTGAATTTAAATTGTAAAACAGTCTATGTTTTATAATTCAAGTATTTCTTATTCGCTACTTTTTAGTTGATGAACATGAAGAGGTGATGTTCTTCCAATACGATTCGCCCTTCCAATCAACTGAGTTTTTGTCGCTTCTGACATATCATGATACAAGATAATATCAGTTGTTTCCTGTAGATTAATACCGGAACCATTAAACTTAGAATTCAAAAAAAGAACCTGTAAGTCACCCGATTTATAATCATTAATTGTTCTCTGTATCTGCTGAACTGAACCCTTTAACAGCTTAAAATTGATATTGTTATCTGCTAGTGCTAAATGTATTTGGTCAAATGTTTGATCATAAGAAGAGAAAATAATGAACTTACTATCAGGCTTCTCTTTTATAATTTTTACAATCATCTCTTGTTTCGTTAATTTATGATTTTCAGACTTACTTTCAATCGATTTGTTTTCATCCATATATATAAGCTGATTAACAACTATATTCTGTCTACATAAAGGACAGTTCTGTTTCGTTTGTAACCAAGTTAAAATACAACGACCACAAAATAGATTATTACAAGATGGTTCCATAATTGGATTTGATAACTTTTCAAAACATATATTACAATTACCAGAAATCATACTTTCAAAACGATTTTCAATTGTTAAAAGTTTATTACTGATCAGTCTCTTTTTTGAATTCCATTCTTCTATTTTAGATGATTCGTTCCGTAAAATATAAATCCTAATTTTAGACTCAATGTTCTCTAATTCTTCCAATAGTTTTTGCTTCACTAATTCTAGTATGTTTTTAGTCTTCGTTCCACCTAGTGCTTCTATTGCTCCTTCGATATTATCAGCCTCAATCATGCTTTTAATATTATCATTTACTAATCCGACAAGAGCTCTATAAAGAGGTTGAAAACAGTCATAATCGTAGTAGTAGGTTGGAGTCATATTGAAAGATGATTTAACAAAGTCTAAATCATTCTTTATAATCATTCCAGCAAACTGATCTTCAATATGAGTACAATCGTCTCCAATAATTTTCTTCATAAAACTCTCCCTTCCATTACGATGTTGACTAATAATATGACTTGGTGTAGCCGTAACCAACCAATAGAATCCAGCCTGAATATTCTTCATACCGATTACCTTATTATGTCCTGGCTCATCAAATATGAATCGTTTCCAAGCATAACGAGAGTATGATTTTATCAAGTCATTGTAATTAGTTGGTGTTACCAAAACAACATCACAATTCTCAGCTTCAACAATATCAATATCTTTTTTGGTTGCAATCACACCGACTCGCAGATTCGTATATTCAAATTCTTTTTCCCATTGTTTTAAAATAGTAGGTGATACCAATATCAAATTAGATTGAAGTTTATCGTACCTTAAAAGTTTTCTAGTTCTAATTAGTCCTTCGGATTCTGTATTTATCTGCTCAACTACAAAGGGATAATCGATGTTCCACTCCATTTTATCACGAACCATCAATCCAATCATACTTAGGGTTTTACCATATCCGGTATGATCAGCATTAATACCCAGTCTTGTCTCTTTTATACAATCTTTTTGTTCAACTTGTTTTACAGATTCGAGATGTTCCATAGAATATATACTCGCTAACTGATGTTTAAACAGACTAATTTTTAAGTTTTTAGGATTGCTTACAATTGGAATTTCTCTCAATTCTAGTTTACTTTCCATGTTTGTCTTTATTACTATTTAAAATTTATAAATAGTATTTCGAAAATATAATATCTATGATATTATAAATGGAAGATTATGATAGTCCAAAAAGACGAGGAAGACCAAGAAAACATCCTCTTCGTTCTCCTTCAAAATGCAAACCTCTATTGAGAAATGCTTGTAAAACTATGGTTGGTTGTTCATGGATTAAGAAACATGCTGGTAAAAACAATTCAATTGTTTCACCGTTTTGTCGCAAGGTTAGAGGTCCTAAAAAAACTCCTAGTCGATCTCCTTCTAGAGGAAGTGGTTATTCGTCAAAATCTGAATCTGTCAGTGCACAGAAAAAACACCTTTCTCAGTTTACTGTTGTTCAACTAAAAATTATCGCGAGAGAGGTTGCGAAACAGGAAGGACTGAAAGGTTACCACAATCTTCCAAAGAAAAAGTTAATTGACTTAATCGTTTATGGAAGAATTTAATTTCTAATTGTGTCCGGTATTTAAAGTTATAGGTTTATTGTTGTTAACTTTAGTGCCTTCATAATTTTTAAATCAACTCATTCAGAACCCTATACATATGTGGTAATACAATACCTCTTAGACCAGTCGATTATTCACAATATTGCTGATACTAATCATCTGTCCTATAGTTAAAACTTAGGCTCTGTAATTATAGGTTATATTTATGACTAAGCTATTTGTATTTTATTGAACGAATTTAAGCTTGATTCTGAACCTAAAATATGTTCTATTTGAATTTAAAACCATCTGATTTTAAATTTTCAATTAATATCCCTCCTTAAATAATTCATTAATCTTATTAACACCTTGATTATGCAGACCAAGATGATCAGGATGAATAGTGCTATCTAGTCCTTCAGTATTAAACAGTATAGATGTATACATATATTTATTATAACTTTTCCATAAATAATCATCTGCTATACAAAAAGACTTTGTATTTCCAGTGCTAAAATCAATTACATTGATATCAGACCATTCTCTATCATATTCTACCCCTAGTGTATTTCTTAAAACTCGTTCCATACCTTTTTTATTAATGATATAGGACCCAGTTGAAAAAACAATATCCTTAACCCATTTCTCTTTTAAACCGTAAATATCAAAGTTTCCATCAGACATATATAACTGTAACATCTCAGCATCTTCTGGGGAACTTTTTATAATTTCCATCCAGTTAGGATATCGTAGGAAATACATATCGTCTTCCATGATAAGAGCATATTCGTTACCATCAAGATAAGCCTGATGTATAGCCTTAATGTGAGATAATAAACAACAAAACTCGATATCTTGAACTCTGTTTGATTTAACCAACCATTTCATATGTTTTTTACACTGAACTGGTCTTATGAATTTATACTTTTTAAAGTCATCAATTCCAATTGCTTCCACTCTATTTACATCCAAATCACAATTAGCATTTTCCAAGTTAGAAAGGAACCTGTGTTTTCTCTCGATATCTTTTTCTAAATTAATATAGTATAGTCTAAACACTTTTCTAAGCAATGGGTCAGTAACCGGGTCCATGTATTTTTCACCAATAGTATTTTTGTCAGAAAAATTAAACTTAATATTTTTGGTTTTTAAACTGAAATACACTATAAATAATAACGAAAGTAATATAATCAGTATTAAATAACACAAATCAATTCTCATTTATTATAGAATTAAATTATTGTAATTAATAAATGGTACATTGTAAATCTACATCTGATTGTGATAAAAATCAATGGTGCAACAAAGAATGTCAGCCTCCACCTAAAAATTGGACAGACGACTTTTACAAAGACTCTATTCATTCTCTAACCGGGGTTCCGCTTTCTCAGTTTGATTTTAAACAGAAACAAGAAAATTTAAGGATATTAACAAATGAGGAAACAACATGTATTGTTGACTCCATATCAAAAATCTATAATCCACCAGAAATATACAAAAACTCTCAAGATATAATCGACAATATATTTGTAGATTGCTTACATACTGAAAAAGAAAAATTTGAATATGAACCCCAAAAACAAACTGAGAATTCTATTTACTATATAATAATCATTAGTATATTCATATCTGTATGTATCGCCATATTAATTGTAAATACCAATTCTTTACTGAAACGAAATAATATATTGTAATAATAAATGACTCTCATGGAATGGACTAAAAATAACTGGTTAAAAATTGCAATCGGTATTGTTCTTCTTATTATTGTACTCCAAATAATTAATTCTTTGAATACCATGTTAAATTGCTCAAGTCCAATATGCAAAGGAATTGGTAGTGTTTTAGGTTTACCTGCAAAAATAATTAATACCGTATTATCAGGGTGTTCAACACAATCAGATTGTACACAATTTAAAGATTCAGACTCGTGTGGAAATGGTAATGGTTGTTCTTGGAGTTCACAATCGACAACAGGAACTTGTGTTTGTACAACTGGTTTGCAACCGGGTGATGGTGGCTTATTTTCAACAAAATGTCTACTAGGTATGGGTTTAATATCATTTCTAGCTGTATCAGTACTTGGTTTTTTGGCAAAGATTGCATTAAAATTTATACCACCAAAAAATGAAAACATTAAAACAACAGTTGAAAAAACAGGTAAAACGACTGAAGAGGTTACGAAAGACGTAGCTGAAGCAGCACGAGAAGAATCAACTGCACATGAGACAAATCTTAATGACAGGTCTCCAGGTGTAGTAGAAGTTATGGCATCTAAAATTACTAATCTAACAGCTTTAAAGGTGACAACAACAGCAATCGACGGAACACGAGGAACACCGGCTGAACTCGCACAAGGACAGATAGATGCAACTAACATTGCAACCGTAACAAATACCATAATTGAAGAGGAAGCTAAAGCTAGTGGTGCAACAGAAACACAAGTTACTGAAGCAGATAGAGTTGCTAATGAAACAATACCGGCAGCACATACCCTTGCAAGAATTCAAGCATTCCAGTCTCTAAATCAAGTTCCATCTAAAAATACTCATGCATTCCTAATGAAGCATGTAGATCATCACATGAGAAAAGGAGAGAATATTCCACCCCATTATCTCGCCTTTTTAAAATCAGTAGAACCGAAATAAGTAAATAATTTATTGTAGATTACATCAAAACAATAACTTTAAAACAAACAAATAACTATTTCAACCGAATGCATTTAAGAATGAAAAGTAAAATTGCTTTTCAGTCCAAAATAATCTATCAACGATAATCTTGATAAATTAGATTCGGTAAGGTATTCCTTATATTCGGTATGAAATCAGCCTGAATCGGATGAAATATCACAGCCATTATTTCTCCCCATGTAATAGGATATTTAGATACAGTTCCATCTTCTAATATTTTTCCAGTATGGTCTATTGTACTTTTGGATGGATATTTTATGAGTAGGTTTAGCTTGCTATCCATCTTAGATTTTATTTCATTATATAACTTATACGATAAAGGAGTTTTTGATCTACAAATAAAACTACAAACTGAAACCAAGTTAGACCACAAATTTTGAACACGAGTACCACATTCAGCAGGTATACCTCCAGGTCCTATTTCTGGACTACCATTCAGGTAAATATCGGGATTACCTTGTATCTCATCAAAACCACTCGCCCATGAACCTTTTGATGCTTTAATATCACAGTACCCACCACCGTAAAAGTGAGTAAAATAAGACCGTAAATAATCTGATTTACATGTTTCACTCAAATACTGGTAACCTTCGTGTAAAGGATGACCAGCCAATACAAAAGAATTCAGATTATTTACATCTATCATTAAAACAGGAACTCCAACTGAATTCTTTAACTGTTCAACATTTATTTTTCTTTTTTGTGTAATAGGGTTGTTTCCAGTCCAAAATATAAAAATTATTCTCGGAACCTCAACAGCACTCGAAGTTTCTATATTATTTACAGTATTGATATATTGGTCTGTAAATTCTAAATTGTTAAAAGCAATTAGTTTGTAAAAGGTAAATAATTGCTTTTCATTCGAAACAAACCTTACCCGTAATCCATCATTTGGAATATCTATTTTTTCCTTTCTATAAATAATAACCTCATATGGTAATTTCTCTTGATTTTTAATTACATTTAAAATTGGAATTATATTATTATCTTCAGTATCAATTAGAACTGACATCGGTATTGTTGGCTTCTTAGTATCGGAATAAGATTCTCTTATAAAATACATACTAATTCCAAGTATAAAAAGTATGACTAAAACTATAACAAGTATTTTCATTTATGATACAGAATAATATTTAATTTCTCAATATAATAAATGGATACTAAATCAACAATAATTTTATTTATATGTGGTATGATTATCATCTACATCGTAACCGACTTGATAATGGCTCATCTATCGTATAAGCCTCTCTTTGATTGGTGGGATGGTAATGACGGATCTAGATACTCAAATCTATTCAGCTTGTCTACATGTATGATGTCTTACTACAGCACTCCTCTTTATTACTTTAGTAAATTAACAATATCTCCTCAAGAGTTTTTAGACTTAGATCAGATTGCTTTTTTGGTTGGAGATATATTTCCATACTTAAGGGCTACTGTAGGCGGTGTTCAAACAGGTATACTTCTCCCAAGACATCTTTGTGAAAGTGTATTGTTAAAAATAAGCGACGGTGATACTTTATTTAATAATTGGTATCAATCTACAGGTACAAATAGAGACGAGAATTCATATTTAGTATATGGCACAGCTACACCAGGACAAACAGGAGCAGATTCACAAGGAAATACATACACATATTTGGAATTTGGTTCACCTCAAGCTGATAAGAGCACTGGTTTAATAGGTGTATATCCAGCTCCTTCTGATTCTAATTCGTGGATGGGTCTTATATCAGAATGGGGAGGTCCAAATCTAAAGTGGCAAGCTGATAAAAGTAATACATTCTATTCTCCAGAACCTTTACAAACTCCAAGTGATGGCTCAGGTTTATCGTGGTTCAATTATAACAACACTGGAGCTCCTAGACCTGATAACTTTCTAGCACGAATGGGTATTCCACCTGATTCACCTCTTGTAGTTTACTTTTGTACCGGAAAGTATAGTGTTAACGGACTTCCGGTCGATGCATCTGCACTTTCGAACTTATTTCATCAAGCAGGTGCTAATGCAGGTGGATGGATTGGATATATAAGGGGAAGAGGTCCACTTGCTTCTATCGACGAATTAAGAAATTACATCTATACTAAAGTAGATTGGTTGGCAGCCCCAAATAAACCTTGTAATCCATCTGGTTCTGCTTTGAATACTGCTTCATCAATTGCCTCAACTGCAATTCCGGGATTATTAATGTGTTTACCAATGATGTTCAATCCAGCAGGTGCATTTTCTATGGGAATTCCAGCAGTATTAGGATTAATAGGTGTTGGAGCTCAAACTGCTATAGCTGGTGTTAAGGCTGCTGGTGCTTCAACATGTTAATAACTATACATTCTTAGTCACCACCATATGAATGTGTTTGAATGAAACATCATCCTGCAACCAATTTAAAAATTTACTTCCTTTCCATGACATAGAATTGAAATTTTGTATCTATTTTATCAAACTCTTTTTGAATTGATATATAAACTCATTTCCAGTCCTAAAGAGTACAAAACAAGCTTTTACATATTTTGTAAAGAAGGTGGAATGGCTTCAAAATGTTAATACTAATAATATAGGAATAGAATAGAATTATAAAACGAAACTGTTTTACAATTTAATAAGTTAAGTTGGAATTGATGTGCAAGAATTTGGAACTGCAAAAAGACTCATAGGAACCACATAAAAGGTAGCAGCATAAGGTACACCTGCCATTGGTATATTACTGTTACCATCGAAACCTACTAATTTAGGTCCATATTTATCAGATGACATATTATAACCTGTGTTTGACATCAATTGAGTAGCACCAACTGCCTGGTTAGAAGGACCATTCCAAAAATATGCTAGATTATTACCATCACTTTGATTACAATAAGCGGCTCCACCACTATCATCACAAAAGACCCCATAAACATCTCCTGATAATAATAAACGTACGGCTCCACAACCATTAGTACCAGGAGTTGTCCCATACCACCATATAAAATGACCAGTATCAATAGCAAAACAGTCAGCTTGTGAAACATCGGTTGTCATAATAAAATTAGCATGGTGGCATTGTGAATTCTGCGATGTAAGCCAATTTATCTGGTTGTTAATAATTGAATAAATATAAAATGCACCGACTACTAATTCAACAGTTTTAAATATACAAGCACATAAAGAGTTTTGACAAATTGAGCCGATAGGACAAGTTTGAACTGTATGGCAAGATGTACTGCCACCACTTGTATCATATTCATATATAGGATTTACAGGTTGAGGAACAATCCGCCCATCTCCTAAACAAACATTTCCAGTAGCACCTGCATAAGTTGATTTATCTCCAAATATATTACCTGAACCTGGTGGGATATCAGTATTATAACAGGGAACATCAGTGGTTGTACATCCCCAAGGGCAATTACCAGCTCCAATACCTAATACACGAACTGCATTACCGGCTGAATCATTTGGAGCACATGTATTAAAAACCCAAGCATTGTTCCCGGAAACTGGATCACATGTAGCACCACTTCCAGTATATATTATATCAGTATCATCTTTACAGTTGTTACAAGGTTTATTTGGTGCTGTGCATTTAATAGCACTTACGAAATCATTTTTTGATTTACAACTTGAAGCTGGTAATCCAGGTCCAGTACATTGAATTTGTTGTTGAGGTTGAAATCCTACATTTTCATATGGAGGAACTTTAAATGCATTGCATGTTTTAGCAGTATCGTCCCAAACGATATCTACAGTTCCCTGATTTAATGATTGATTAACACATGATTGCCATGAACAATCGGAACTTTGACCTGTATATTGAACTAGTCTTCCAAGACTTAATTGCCCGGGGTCACAATAGTAACCAGCACTTGATACTCCATTTTTATGATCCATATATTTTTGAACTTCTGTACCAACAAGACCATTACTGTCATATTCATCAGGTAAAACAGCCCATTTACATGAAGTATTATTACCACAACCAGCTTGATCTGTTATTCCATAACAGGTTGTATCATTAGTTGTATCTGTACTATTAATGCATAAACCAAATTTGTTTCCGGGCTGAGTATATGTATCAAAGTTATAATAAGGATAGTTATTCCCTATACTATTTGGTAATGCACTTTCGTCACTGAAACTGCAAGTAGTTTTTTGAGAACAGAAGGTAATCCAATTATCAGATGCATTTGTTGGGTTTTGATATTTACCAGTAACATCTGGTTTTGTTGATAATGTTTCATATGTACTAGGAATTAAGTTTGTAACTTTTATACAAGCTTCACCATCACCACAAGTTGTATTTCCACAAGCGACAGCACACTTATCATTTACAGTCAATGAAGCAGATGATTTTCCTGGTTCTGTTCCAGGTGGACAGCATGATACAACTCCATTTTTAGTTATCTGATTTGAGGCTGAACAACAGGTATCATTTTCACATGGACTACAGCATTGAGTACCATTGACACAAAGTTTATCACCAGACGGACATCCACATTTTTTAGAATTACAATCCCATAGTTGACCTGTTGGGCAATTTTTAACACATTGTGTGGTTCCATCAGTAGGACATGTACCAACGAAGAATCCAGCAGGACATTTTGGACCTAAAGTTGCCGTTGGTAGTTGCGGTGGAGACTTTGTTACTACAAAATAAATAACGACTGTTGAAGCAACTGCTAATCCAACTAGGAAAATTGGTGATTTCAATAATTGAATTATTTTTTCTAATATCATTTATTATAAGAAATATTTAACAATTATTAGATAATATTTCGTTCTCTAATTTAATTGTTGAAAAATAGATGTTATTATTTCCAGTTGTTATCCCCTGGTTCGTCCATCTAGAATCAACTATAGTACCACCACTTGGAGGGTCTCCACTATCGGTTGACCACATGTATCCATTACCATAGCTGAGATAAAGTCGACCATAGGTTGTCCATTTGTATCCATAGTTAAACTTAAGAACTTGTGTACTTTTTATTTCATTGATATAAACATATATACTCATGGGACCGCCAGGATTGAAAGAAGAATCATAAAGAGCATATTGAAATCCAGGATTACCACCCGACCAATTAGAAACAATGTTCGCTGTGTCACCACTAACAGCAACTGGACCTGAATCTCCTTTTATATTAATAGAACCGTCGGCATTGAAAGTTATATTACCACCAACTAAAGCTTGATTATTAATATTTGTTGCAAATTTGTAAACTGTTCCTCCATCACCATATATATAGTTTTTTTTATTATTATTATCCATTATATATGCTACAACTCCAACTCCAGCAATTTGAGTTAAACTAGAAGAAGCATTCTTTGTACAATCACAAATTGAGCTTGGATAACTTTGATCTGTAGTTTGGACACACTTTCCTTGTGCACTATCGAATTTATAGTATTGTGTGTTTCCATTTGTATTTGTATTTGTATTTGTATTTGTATTTGTATTTGTATTTTTAGGTTCAGGATGAATCTGACTATCTTGCATACATACAATATCGTTTGTAGTGGACAACGGTTGACCGAACAGATTAACAGAACCTGTTGGTATATTCATATTATAACAGGTACCACCACCGCTTACTGATGAACACCCCCACGGGCAATTACCGCTACCTATAGCAGTACCGTAACTTGCAACTTGAGTTGCATTGCCAGATGAATCGTTTGGAGCACAAGTTGTAAAGTTCCATCCATTAGGGTTCGGAGTAGGTTGACAAGCATCACAAATGTAATCACCAGCTTGTTTACAGTTTGCACAAGGTACACCAGCACCTGTACAATGAATAGTCTTTAAAAAGTCTGTGTTTGTTCTACACATTGAACATGGAGAACCATTACCACTACATTGTATCTTTTGAATTGGTTGATTACTGCTATTTTTGTAAGGAGGAATCTGAAAGAGATTGCATACTTTATTCGTATCATCCCAATTCACATCGATTGTGCCTTGATTTGCAACTTGACTTATACAATCTTTCCAATTGGTATCATTCGTTTGAGTTACTTTTCCAAGAGATACACCACTACTAGGTTCGCAATAATAGCCTTGAGTACCTTGGGTGCCTTCAATTGGAGTCATCTTGTAGTTCATATAGTTTTTGAGTTGGGTATCAACAAGACCTCCGCTCTTATCATAGTTATCAGGTAATATAGTCCATTGACACGAACCGGTGCAGTCTGTTTTTGTTTTATCAAAACAAGTTGTATCTGTTGAACTGGTAGAATTAGGTATACATAAAGCAACCTTTTCTCCAGTAGGAATATCAAATTTATAGTACGGGTAATTAGTTTGTCCAGAATCAATTGAAGCTGGAAGTGCATTTCTGATACTTTTTGTTGTTGTTGCTGGACTGTGACAGAAAGTGAGTGATTTTGTTGTATTATTATTACTTGTAATCTCTGAACCTTTTGTATTGATTATTTTAGCATATGTATCAGGATTTAAATTACTAAGTTGTATACAATCTTCACCTTGTTGACAAGTTGAGTTTCCACACATAATAGGAGCTGGAGTTTGAGATTGAGATTGAGATTGAGTCTGTTTAGACTTTAAATGTTTTACTACGAAATAGGTTGTAGGTAAAACGATAAAAAGTAGAATAATCAGTATAATTACTGATTTAGGAAACATTTATTAATATCAATATTTATTTATGAAATTATAATTCATTTGAATTACAATTAAAGATAACTTTATCGTCTTCGATAATCAACCGTAGATTGCATATTGAATCTTTCATTCGCATCATTATTAAAAGCTCTGTTCATTCTTGATTTTACAGAATCGATATTTTCTCTTTCAGCTCTGCTAATCTTCGGTATACTTGCTGGTATATCAAATGAGCCAGCTTGTATTTTTGGATTCAGTCTTGCATCTTTTGAGTTATTATCAACAGAACTTTTACCTACAATATTAGATACGAAGCTTGTAATAGGAGTATTCCTTTCAAGTTCAATTTGGTTTGTATGTTCAATATTTTTATAGATGTTTTCACTTTTGTTAGAAAGAGCGGAATATTCAGGCATGTTTCGGTCGAGTTGAATATCGGAGTGAATATATTTGATTTTTTCTAGTTTGCTAATAGGTGCATTTGTGCTAATAACTATATTATTCTGTTTAATAGGAAGGTCTGATAGGTCAGCAATTTCATCGATAAGGGTATAATGTTTGTTGGATGTTGGATTCGTGTTTGCATTTATTACTTTTATATCTTGAATGTATCTGTCTGAATCAAAGTTATCAGAATCAAATGATATATAGTTTTGATTTGTTCCTGGATTGGTTTGAGCTGAATGAGCATTTGTATCTTGAATGTAGTTATCAGTATAAACTTCTGTATTATTAATGAATTTTCTTGTATCACTGATGTTAGATCTTGCATCAACATGTAAATTATTAGTAATAATTTCTGCAGTTGGAACTTTAACCTCATTTTGAACGATATTTTTACAACCGTATCCTGCTGAAACTCCGCCTGTTTTAATGACTTCCTTGATAGAGAATTTAACATCGTAAGTTTTCTCTTGAGGTTTGTCTATTTTATAGACTGCAGTTGGTCTGATAAAAGTATGTAAAACATCTTTCTTTATTTGTCGACTTTTTTCTTGTTGGTCTTGGTCGAATACCTTTTTAGTGTAATCTACATTGATTGGATTTGTTTTTGCTTCTGTTTTAACTCTTGGTAATCTTGAACCTGGTAGTAAGTCTTCCTGAGTAAGAATAGGAGGTCTAAATGCACCGTCTCTCATAATTCTGTAAGGTAGTTTAGCATGAGTTTGACCACCAACAGCCATAGAACCGTTGCTGTTTGAACCGGTATTGCTATAAGATACACTTACAGATGGATTAACTCCTCTTGCATATACATTGATATATTCTCCGATTCGATTTCCACTGTCTCCAACTTCATCAAGAACATCGTTGTTTGAGCCAACAGTTTTTATTCTCCTCGTGTGTATGGATTTAGGAGGGTCTTTCAGAATGTTTAAATTGGAACCCCAGCCTTCAGCTGATGGTAATGTAACTTTCCCTCTATTTGTGATTGCACTATATGATAACATTATTTATTAATGTTAGCATATTATTTAAATTCGTTGCAAATGTAAAACGAAGATGTCTTTAACAAAATACATTCAGAAAAGTAACTGTTCCAATCTAACCTAATTATATGTATAGTTATAACACCGTATGGTTTTACAACTGCAAATTTTAGTTAGATTGATTTGGCACTATCTCTTGCTAACTTATCTACCATTTCATTATAATTATTACCGTTATGAGCTTTAACCCATATCCATTCGATCTCCTTATCTTTTGATACTGCATCGTAAATTTCCCATAAATCTAAATTTGCATTTCGTTTCCATTCTCTTTTTGCACAATGCAAAGTAAGCTTGCTATCAGTGTATATTCTATACTTTGAACGAACATCTATAACTTCTTCTATGACGAATGATAAAGCTTCGATTACAGCTTGAAGTTCCATTCTATTGTTTGTTGTATTTGAATTGTTTCCAGATACATGATATTCCGTACTATAAGAGGAATTTATATCATTTATAATCATAATAAATGCCCATCCACCTGGACTTCCGCCTGAATTCTTTAAACACGAACCATCAGTGTAAACCTCAATCATTTTATAAATACGATTTAAAGAACCAATATAATTCAATTTCAAATTTTAATTGTAGTTATATTGTAAAATGGTTGAAGAAAATAAAATGGGAGAACAAGTTGAAACTACAGGGGATTTAAACCATTTTGATACCAAAAAATATTCTGAATTTATTAAAGATAATATCAGTTCAGTTTTAGATGAAACATACAATACTACATTTCGTAAACTAATTGAAAAAAATATAAATTCAATCATGAGTCATGTTCATAAAAAGATGTCTCATTATATTTACGAAGATGATGATATTGAAGTTGATTTAGATAGTGAAGAATACAAGTCTTTTACTCATAGTTTTGAATCTAAATTATCCAAAAATATAACTGGTTGTTGGTGTGGTGGTGATACTGAACTGAAGAGGTGTACTAAAAGTATAATAGTGAGGACAATAAATATGTATATAGAGAAGTATAGGTTGATTTACATTAAACATATTGATTTACCATATCGTTCTTCTGACTCGAATATAACGAAAGATATATACATCTATGTGTTTTCCAGTAAAATTATGATTTTCCAGTTTAGAACAGAGAGCAGAACAGAATCCGATATAACCATGTATTCATATCCTTATGAGTTTGTTTCTCGTTTTATTATTGATATTTTCAACTTGGTTTCCCCTTCAAAAAGAGATTCTCATGAATATCCAATTGATATACAGATTCTAACACCAAGAGGATTCGACTTATTTATGAATCAGTTTCATTTGTTACTGAAAAAGTTTGAAAAAAATCCATTCTATTTTGTATCTGGAAATTCAAGATTTCATCGTGATATAATAATTCAAAAGAAACAACTTGAACAACAGCTAGAACTTCTAAAAAAACAAAAGGATGAATTTGAATTGGAAAAACAAAAAATCAGCCATATCGTTAATATCGACTCTAAACTGGAGGAGATAAAAATCGAGAATTTTAAACGATTAAAGATACTCAAGAAAATTAAACAAGAAAAAATGCTTTTGCAGGAGGAACGGAAGAAATTGGAGGAATTAAAAGAATCATTAAATATAAGTGATATTGAATTGGATGAAGAACTGTAAAATTTATATTTTTTCAATATAAATTTAAATTGTTGATTATTTATCGGGACATTCTACGAGAACGACTGGGAGATTTAGCAACTCGTGCCTTTTTACAGTGGGATAAAACCTTGCTCTTATGCTTTAGTCCCTTTTTAACATGGGAAACAACCCATCTACAAGCAGCAACATCTTTGCAATTGTCTTTTCCGAGTTTATGACAGAGACGAGGAGATTTCTTACTTACTCTAGATTTTCTACAAGAAGGCGAAACACTTTTTCCCTTTCTCATATGTCTTTTAATAACATGATAACCAGATCTTGCTCTACAGGCATCCAGATCCATTTTATTAACACTTACCATTCTTCGTTTAGGGGACTTGCTTCTCATGGGAGACTTGCTTCTCATGGGAGACTTCCTTCGTCGAGGGGACTTGCTTCTCATGGGAGACTTGCTTCGTTTAGGAGACTTCCTTCGTCGAGGGGACTTGCTTCGTCGAGGGGACTTGCTTCTCATGGGAGACTTGCTTCGTTTAGGAGACTTCCTTCGTCGAGGGGACTTGCTTCGTCGAGGGGACTTCCTTCGTCGAGGGGACTTGCTTCGTCGAGGGGACTTGCTTCTCATGGGAGACTTCATTCGGCGAGGAGACTTGCTTCGTTTAGGAGACTTGCTTCGTCTGATAGGACGAGACATTCTCATGGGAGAACGATGAGGAGATTTTCTTTTTAGTGAAGGCATTTATTATATAGATAATAAAAAAAATTAATAATAACTTATGAACGAAATCTTTAACTAAAGATTTCAATATAACTATAAATGAAAAAACGAAAAATTGATAATGAACATAAATATAACCATATTACAGTCTCTGCAAGTCATGTTTACAACTACATGAATAATGACCATCTTGTAGATTGGTTACGAATTTACAGAAAAGAAGCTTACAGTAAGGATAATTTCACCGACTACATTTGCAATAAAGGAAACGAGTTCGAAGAGAAACTGATAGACTATATTCATAAAAACAAGATTGAAGTTCAGTTTGTTTCTAAATTTATTACACAAGAGTCGTGTGAACAAAGTGTAACTTTCATGATGCAGGGGGTACCATTACTATTTTCTGTTCCAGTAAAAAATACAATTGATAATACTCAGGGGATTATCGATATACTCATCCGTAGTGATTATCTCCTTCAGTTGGTTGATATTTTATCTATTGATTTTCAACCAACATTAAAAGCACCAAACCTAAACGGTGATTATCATTATGTTGTTATCGATATCAAATTCTCATCTTTAAAGATTCGATCTGATGGAAAACACTTGTTAAATGTTTGTAAACAACCTGCTTACAAATCTCAGGTTAAAATATATACTGATGCTATAGGTTACATTCAAGGATATACATCTCCGTATGGTTTTATTATGGGTAGAAAGTATATTTATACTGGAAGAGGATATGAGAGAAGAGAAACCAATTGTTTTCACACATTAGGTATAATCGATTATTCATCTATCGATAGAGACTATATATACTCAACTCAAAAAGCAATTGACTGGGTTAGACTTGTTAAAGCTGAAGGACACTTATGGTCAGTATCACCTCCTACAAGAATCGAGCTATACCCTAACATGTCGTTTGATTCGGGACCTTGGATGAATGAAAAACGGAGAATTGCAGAAGAAATCAAGGAGATAACTTTAGTTTGGAACTGTAACACAAAAAACCGTAATTTTGGAATATATACACATAGAATTAATTCTTGGAATGATGTAAACTGCTCTTCGACCAATTTAAATATATACGGTAATTATAAACCTATTGTAGATTCGATATTAAATATCAATAGACAAGAAGAATTAAACATATTACCAGTTCAAATTCAAAATAATCTTTTCAATTGGAAAACAAGAGAAAATGAAGTATTTATTGATTTTGAGACTATATCAGATATATTTGCAGATACAAGCATTCCGATTCAAAATGCGACTGAAATTATATTTTTGATTGGTGTTGGTTTTGTTAATTCAGAAAGTGAATTTGAGTATAAAAAATTCGTTTGTAATGAGCTTACAAGTCAAGATGAAAATAGGATTATGAATGAGTTTTCTGAATTTATGACACTTATGAATTACCCTAAGTTGTTTTTTTGGGCTGCTGAACCTTCAATTTGGAATCGAGCTGAGATTCGTAATAATAGAAACAAACTGAATTTAAATTGGTGTGACTTATATGTTGTCTTTAAAAACGAACCTATAGTCATTCGAGGTTGTTTAGATTACGGTTTAAAATCAGTGGCTAAAGCTATGAAAAATCATGGAATGATTACTTGTTCTGTTGACTCATCATCTGTTAATTCGGGAATTTCAGCTATGTTACAAGCTTATGATTATTATGTATCTCATGACAAAAACTTAATAGATAACATAATTCAATACAATCAGTTTGATTGTAAGGTGCTTTTTGAAATTTTACAATATATGAGAACATATATGGTTTAATAAAAATTTATATTGAATTACAATATAAATTTACTTGATTCTGAATTGAAATTATTCTTGTTTAACCTTATGGTGAAATATAGTTTGAGTTGAAAATAGAGTTTGATTCAGTATAGAACTAAAAGGAGTTTGAGGTTGACATTCATTCAGTATAGAACTAAAAGGAGTTTGAGGTTGACATTCATTCAGTATAGAACTAAAAGGAGTTTGCGGTTGACATTCATTCAGTATAGAACTAAAAGGAGTTTGAGGTTGATTTAGAATAGAAGTAAATTTATGTTTAAAATCAGAAAATGTATTTTCTAATTTAGTCTCATCGATACTTTTAGTCATAGGAATAGTAGGTACATTCACTGTTGTTTCCATATTTATTCTATTATGTCGTAATATTAAAATCTTAAACTCGATTTAAATGATTTTAAAATAAAATTAATATACAATATTTAGAAAATGGATATTGAATTTCAATTTGGAAAGTGTTTTATTTGTAATGATGACTCTGGGGTTAGTCAAGCTTGTTTCTCCTGTATGAGAAACCTGTCACTTGATAAAATCCATATTCCTGCTAAACCAAAATCATATGGAAATGATAGTGATATGGTTTGTTCTTATTGTAATACTGCAACTCCTCTTATAAGAGGCACAAATCATTTTGGTATTTTATATTGTTATCGAGATAAAGATAAGGCTGAAAAAGATATGAAAAATTGGTTGATTTTCAACAATTCGGTTCTTTCGTGTGATTTAAAATCTGAGTATCCAGATGTGTATAGGATACTGATAAATGGTATAAAACTGAGACGAAGCAATCAAATGATCGATTATAATTGGAAATTCGATAATAGTAAAAGAATCTACAAGGATCCAATTTTTGGTTGGATTTTGTATTTTTATAAATATGAAGGGGATTCTCAGTCTAATTCTATTGGAAACAAGATAACGAAGAAGATTTCCATATTAACATTATTGAATGATGATATTTATGGAATGTTTTTTAGAAACATGATTGATAAGCTTTATACTAGACTGGAGAATGGATTTTATAATGAATAAGAATTTATATTGTATTTCAATATAAATTTAATGAAAAGATATATAGTTTATCTATTGTAATAGAATACATTTATGAAATGGTCCATCAGTAGATTTTGACACTTGAAAAAGTATCGATTGAATTATCTGTAGATATAAACTGATCTTCAATTCAAAGTAAATTATAAAAGTTAAATACTTTTACAATTCAAAAATTAAATATAGAATTTATCTCCTTATAAAAGTATCGATTGAATTATCTGTAGATATAAACTGATCTTCAATTCAAAGTAAATTATAAAAGTTAAATACTTTTACAATTCAAAAATTAAATATAGAATTTATCTCCCTATAAAAGTACCGATTGATATGATAGAAGCAAATCAGTTTGAAGAACCCAAACATACAGGAGCAATTACCTGTTTCCATCTATGTTTATTATCAGTCCTATAGTCGTGTTTATCATTAAAGGACGACATTAAATTCAATTATAAATCATATTGATGTTCAATATGATTTGAATGTAGTAGTAGAGATCTTATAATTAATGAATAAATATAATTTTAGATATAATAAATGCGATTATGTAAGGATATCAAATTTAATCATCAAAACCAAGAGAGATTGTATGATTATATATTCGGTTCAAATTATGAACCATCGGATGTAAAAGTATTGTCTTCAGAAAAATTCGAAATTCATATTGAAAACAAAGGAGAAAAATCGTTTGATAATGTAAATTATTATCTATTCGATTACGAAAAAATTATTAGTAGTGGAAGTTACGGAACAGTATTAAAATTTGTGGATAAAAAAAAGAATGTTGCTTTAGCTTTGAAAATGACTAGGTCTAATGATGAGAATTTAATATCGGATAAACTGAACCAATCCGATTGTGGTATACTACGAGTTAAATACTCTGAAAAAGATTTTATAGGTTCAAATTTTGCCTATTTCATGGAGTTAGCAGATGGAGACCTTGAAGATTTTTTTTTAGCAAATCTTCAGAATATGAATGACAATCCAGCCTTGTTTCTAGATATATTTGAAACTATTAGAAAACAATTGATATGCCTATTTGAATTGGATAATCGATATGTTTATACTGACATGAAACCGAATAATGTTCTGTATAAATGTGATAAAAATAAAGAAATTAAGTTTTTTCTTGGAGACTTGGGTAGTGCGGTTTCTGATTATCAACGAGATTATATTGCAACTTATCCTCCTATCGGTTCAACATATGGGTTTTTTAAGTTGAATTCAGTATTAAAAAAAAAAGGTGCATTAGGATGGTCACTTGGTATTTTGATTCTTATCTCATCGTTATATTATTATAAAAAAAATAGAAGTGAAATACAAACTGGACTATCATATATAAATAATAGTTTACTTCATAATAATATTTTGTATCTTACAAAAAATGATATCGAACAGTTTAAATTGTCATTGAACTTATTTCAAAATAACATATACGATGATACCAAACGAAAAAAACCTGATTTTTTATTTAGTGACTATTTTGATAGTGATCCAGAAGTAAGAGGAAAGGCATTATATATGTCTCTTAAAATATCAAGTTCTCAAAAACCATCACCTTCACAACAAAGTATAACAAAATTAAGTTTATTACAGCTTCGATCTTTGGCGAAAAAGAAAGGACTGAAAGGATACTCAAAAATGAAGAAATCTGAACTTATTCAATATATCAAACATGGGGACTTAAAAACATCACCTTCGCAACAAAGTATTTCAAAATTAAGTTTGTTACAGCTTCAATCTTTAGCAAAAAAGAAAGGACTGAAAGGATACTCAAAAATGAAGAAATCTGAACTTATTCAATATATCAAACATGGGGACTTAAAACCATCACCTTCACAACAAAGTATAACAAAATTAACTTTGTTACAGCTTCAATCTTTAGCAAAAAAGAAAGGACTGAAAGGATACTCAAAAATGAAGAAATCTGAACTTATTCAATATATCAAGAGTATAATGTAACAGCTTTTGTATTTTCTGATAATTATGGCTTATAAAATAGATTTCCTATAGAAAAATGACAACTACCAACACTAAATCATTAACAACAAATATGAATAGCTTTATGAAAGTATTTTTATCGGGAACTGATATCTCGCTTGAATCATGGACTGCTCGTGATAATCAGAATCAACTACGAGCAATTCTTTCAGGTAAAGAGCTTAAGAAGCCTAAGAAAGATAAAAGTGATAAACCAAAGAAATCCAAGTCTGCTTATTTATTTTTCTGTGAAGATGAACGAAAGAAAATTACTTCGGAAAATCTAGACTTGAAGTCAGTTCAAGTTATCGTTCTCCTTGGTCAACGATGGAGAGACTTGAAAGCAAATAAGGCACGAGCATCAGAACTAGCTAAATATGAGAAACTGGCTCATTTAGACCATGACCGATATGCAAGTGAAAAGCAAAGTGTGAAAAAGAGTTCAAAAAAGCCAGATGGTAATAAGCATAAATCTACTTATCTTTTGTTTTGTGAGCAAAATCGACCTTTAGTAAAATCTGAACTTCCAAACTTGAAAGCAAAGGAAATTATTGTTGAACTCGCACGACGATGGAAACTACAAAAAGGAGAATAATTAAGAGTATATAGATAATGTTTTAAATTGTAATACAATTTAAAATATAATATAATTTTTTGAACTGATTTGTCATTTAATTATTGATTAACAAACTTTAATACATCTTCATTATTTCTTGCTATTTTAATCGGTCTCGATGGTTGATATATACACAATATTTTCTCAACTAGCTTTATTGTGTCTTCATTTGTACAATATAGTATATTAAAGTCGATTGATATCTTCAAATCATTATGTAACAAAATCAACTTGCTCACAATCTTAAGTATAGATGAAAAAGGTGGAAGATTCTCATTTAAAACCCAAAGAAAAATAAATTGATATTCAGCTTCTCTCATTATGCTTTGAAGTGTATTGAACGATTCTTCAATATGCAAATCTGTATTGCAATTCCAGTCTGAGTCACAACTTACTTTTAGGATAAAAGGCATTCGTTTTTTACAGAAAACAATCATTTATTATAACATTTTAAATTGTCATACAATTTAAAATATATTACGATTAAAATATTAACAGTTGTCGATTAAATCGACAATGTAGTCTTGAGATTTATGGATATCTTTAATCTTTTCCCGTATTTCCATCGTATTCTCAGACTCAGAGAGATTGGTATTTCGTTTAAATTTGCTATTGTATTCATAAAAGATGTATAGACACAATAAATTATCGAGTATAAAGAATATAGAATGATTTCCAATACAAAAGCAAATTGAGAAAAATAAGATAGAAATGACCTTGTATATGATTAAATTTGTAAAAAGTAATGATTTCATGTCAATGTATATTTTAGTCATTTTAGACTGTAACTGAGTATTCTCTTTATCGACAATTTTATAGAGCTTATCAACTTCAACAAAGTTTTTAAGCATTCCTTTAATATATGTTGCACTCCTTTCCATCTTGGCAGAATCTGTTTCTAACTCTTCAATCTGATTTTCAAGCTCATGAATACGATTATTAAGGTTCCTGTTCTCAGCTTGTAAAGTATCATTTTGAAGAATGATATATCTTCTTTCTGCCGTTACATCATTAAGTATAGTCGATTTAATCTCTTGATTGCCAAGATAGATATTGATAAGTTCATTTTTGCTTTCGGTTGACATTTGATATTTCTGATTTCGAAATGCTTCTATATTGAAATTCAATTTACAAAATTTGTAAATCTTTTTCACCTTTTGGAATTCTTCTATATGGACATTCTGGTAAATCTTTTTCACCATTCGGAATAGTATAATAAATATCTTTTGATATTCTAATTTTTGCACCTTTATTTTGAATTGCACTTAAATGATAATTCGCATGCTCTGCGATTTCTATAAAATCTTCATCTATTTTCAAGTTAGTTGAATCTATTCCATATGATAACATTTGTTGTTTTAAAAATTCAAGGGTTTGAGCTCTTTCTTCATCCGTAAAATATTTTTTGATGTTCTCATAGTAACCATCGTACACACAGTCTCTAAAGATAGATGTTCTATATATTCCGAAACCATTAAAAGCTGAAAAGCAGTCTAATAATTCATTATTTTTAAGTTCTGATAATTTCTGTTCAATATCATGATTCATAGTTGAAACTACATCACCTGACATATCTCCAAATCCCCAACAGTGATGTCTATACTTTCCATAAAGTAAAGCCCAAATATCATAGTAGTAATATCGGTTGAATGTTAAGCAATCCCAATCGCTACGGTTTAAGTATGGTAGGATAACATCAAGATTCCAAGGATAAATATTTACATCATCCGGGTCTATAACAATATGAAAATCTACTTTTTCAATCATATTTAAAGCTTTAACGAATCTGTTTCTTGCATTAGCAATTCGAACTGTTCTATATGGGCTATCATTCCCTATATTATTAATAAGAGTAACATTATAGCTTGATTTCTTCCTGTATTCTTCTAATAGTTCAGCAGAGTTATCAGAACAATTATCGTATACAAAAATACACTGAAACATTCTGAAGCACTTTCCGAGTCTATCGATATTATTAAATATACTCTTTAAGTATTTCCCACAATTTCGAACACACATACATAATACTACATTATAATCCAATATTTCATATTGATGTTCAATTGAATTTGTATAGTTGTTAATTGAAGTTGTTTTTCTCGTTAACAATAGAATAGTTATTATTAAGATTCCGATAAGAATTAAAGAAACGAATACTATAATGAGTTTACCAGATATAGGCATTTATTATACTCTAAATCTAATTTAAATTCATCGATTTAATTGATAATATACATATGGAATATACAAATTTACAAGAGAACATTAAGGGTAAACTACAAGACATACCTTTATCCGACTATGATTTTACAGATGTAACAGTTTTCCCTTTTCAAGGTGAAAATGGAATTGCGGGAACTATAGTTTATCCAAACGGAAAAATAGTATTCAAGTATTCAAAATACAATAACTACACAATAAGGCATGAATATAAAATATATCAAAATCTAAACTGTTTACAGGTTTACTGTCCTCACTTTAGTAGATCATATGGTTTGGTACAAAAGAATACCGATAAAAAAACAAAGACTGCAAATCCCTTTAATATCGAACCAAATACATATGGTATCAAAAACGATATACTACTTATTGAATATTATAATAAGCCTAAATTCAACCAATATTTATTAAATCCAAATGTATCAGAAAAGATAATTTTTTCAACTATAAAGCAGGTTCTTTTATCTCTATCTTTTGCTCAAAAGAAAATACGATTTACTCATTATGATTTACACTCTAGTAACATCTTTATGGACCGTTGTAAATCAAATCTCGTATTCTTATATGTTATAGATGAATTCAATCAATTCTATGTTGCTCCAAGGGGGCATTACCCTGTTATCTTTGATTACGGTCTATCGTATTCAACTGGAATAGATAATACCAGTATGGATTGTGTATTGACTCATACGGAAACAGGTCATACATCAAATGTATTTGATTGGGTTTGCGATGCAAAAACATTTCTCGTTTCAGCTTCTAAAACCCTCTTAATTTCAAGAGATTCAAAAAAAGCAAAAAGATTCCGTAAGTTAATAAAAAGGATATTTTCTCCTTTACCTTTAGACTTTGAAACCGGTTGGTTGAAATCAGCTGAAAAATCAGCTGCAGATACTGTCGTTCGGTTGTTTGATAAATTTAATAAGAAAAAATCAGAACTATTCAGAGCCAGAACATACGAGTGTTTAGACATAATACAATCTCTTATCATATTACCTCTCGCTATTCAAGATTACACTGATTTCAAGTTGAATTTCAATTCATTCTTAACCGAATGGATTAAGATTGAAAACGAGTTCATTTGCAAACCGTACATGCTATCGATTCTAAAATCAATAGTTAATACGGCAATGCAGGTTAGAATGCTATATTTTGAAGACGAATCACGAGCAATTTCAGTTCAAAAATTTAAAGAAGCAGTCTATGAATCAATTGCTTCTATGTCTAAATTTTGCAGACCTAAAAACATAAATTTTGAACTGATGCTAGGTTCACTTTTGATGTTATCAAGCAATATCGAAGGTTTATTTTATGAAATCTCAAATAAAATAGAACAAAATAAAAGTGAACTGTATTCAAGGTTAATGTTCAGTTCGGTTGAACAAATATTTGCATGTATAGATGTGATATTTCAAGATGATTTTGTGTTTAAAAATAGTACGGAAATAATAGTTTTTGATTCAATAAAAGAAACAACTCAAAAGTTTAATTTGAGTATAGAACAAACCGATTGTATCAATAATTTATCTAACCTTGTAAAAGGAACTTATATATACGATTTATATAAAAGTTCAATGTAATCTTTGTAGTTTAATAAATCTCATTGTAAGATTTATTATACTTGAGAATTAGTTTCTATATTTTTCGAAACATTTAAAACTACAAAAGCAGATGGTTTTATATTGATCACCATCTTTAATTTTTGTTTTTAAACTTAGGTCTGATTTTGAACCACATGTTTCGCAAATACAACTATTTCTTTTAGGAGAATCTATTGCATCACTTTTTGTTTCACTTGTTGCATCACTTGTTGCCTCACTTGTTGCCTCACTTGTTACATCACGAAATAACTCTTCATCAACATTTAAACTTTTCAGGGACAAAACAAACTCATTATATAATTCTTCTATATTAAACTGTTCTCCAACTTCTTCTTTCGTCTCACTTACAGCTATACCAACTGGAATATCGATGTCGTATTCTGTATCATATATTTTTTCTATATGTTTAGCTAATTTACTAGGTAATAGACTCAAATCAACCTGCTTTATGTTTAGATATTTACGACCATTATCGTAGTATCCAAATATATTGTAGTCAGTATTATCTGAATCAGACAGAATAACAATATCAGATATACTTAAATGAATGTTCTTTATTTTAGCGGATGTATTCACGATCGCATGTAGTTTGATTTTAAAGTTTTTAAAGAATATTTCAAGCTGTTTTTTAATTATTTTCTTTACCAGATTTCTACTCTCAGAATTTGAATCATCATCAAACTCGAACAATTCAGGAAGGAAATCAGATTTCTTAGCATAAGCTAATCCTTTGAGCTTAAATATGCCTTTTTGAATTCTATCTTTATATAAGCTTGCAACTCGGTTGTTTTGGTTACGAATAAAGAATTGGTTAACATAATAGAATATGATTTTACCAAGCTTTTGAACAAAAGGTTCAAAAGAATCGTATTTCTCAAGAAGACCAATTAGTATATCATCTATATCGGATGAAGATAATTGAAGATTGGTCTTCAGCTCGATTTTTGCTAAGTCAACCATTTCACCTGTTATGCCTTTAATTTTATCTAGACTTTGATAAAAATCCGTATTAGAAGACATGATTGGTAGTCTGTTTAAAGGTCTTTGAAATTTGTATAGATTATATCCAGTAGCAAGGGGGATAACATTACCATCTTCATCAAGCATTAATGGCAAATGTCTTATGTTTTTGCCAGTTTCTTCTTGAACTTTAGCAGGTTCTTCAACTGTATCAGGTTCTTGGTCAAGTGTACCTGCTTTAAACCTCATATAAAATTCATCATAATACATACTGTTATCAAGATACTTTTGAGCAAAGTATCTTTTCTCACTTTTTTCAAGTTCATTAAATGAATCAATCATATCTACAATCTGTTTTGAAGCTCCTTTTTTCACTTTTTCAGATTTTTCTGAATACTTCATAGGATTTGCGATATACTCTTGTAATAAACCTCTCATGACTTCATCAAATTTTCCATAAGTAAATAAATTATCAATATATTTAGGTTTGAATACATTATCAAAAAATTCTTTAAAATTTAAAGCTTGATTCAAGTATAGCTGAGAAAATTTAACATAAAGAGTATCTGGGACCTCGTTTAAGAAACGGGTAAAGAAAGACCGTCTGCCTTTCCAAATAGGTTTAGAATTTGTAAAACGAGTCAGTTCACTTTTAAACTGTTCTGTATCATTCGCATCATTGTCTTGAAAAAAACTTCTAACAGCTTTATCTTCCGAATCAATGTTTTGTAGTGCTGATATCTTCGGAGCCGATTGTTGCATTTTTTTACCCTGCATTTTGCTTTCACCATCTCCCATTAGTTTCTTAACATCAGCTTGTTGCTGGAGTTTCATTATCTTGTTAAGTTGAGTTTGTGTTGCCATTTTATTATATACCAATTAAATTTAAATTTAACTTTATTTGTACTCATAAAGATTGTAAAATTAAATTGGAATACAGTATTGAAAATACATTTTCAATTAATAATCACAACTGAATATTATCAGAAAATTAAAAGAGGATATCAAAAGATGATATCAGATCGTTACTTACTATCAATAAAACCTATCTAGAAATTCAGTTTAAACTGAACTGTAATTTTAAATTTTATAAAATTTAAAATTTGAACTAAATTCCAGTTGAACCAAAACCACCAATGCCTCGTCTTGTAGTTCCAAGTTCTTCTATTGAATCAACCATAAAGATGGTATAAATTTGAGTCAAATCAGGTGCACATACTTGTAACAATCTTGAATATCGAGGGATTGTATGCGGTACGACTACATCAAAAAATCCAGCTATATGTCCTCTATATCCAGAGTCTATAATACCAACTGAATTAGTGAGACGAAGACCACTTTTGTACAAACTTGAGCGAGGATACAGATAATACCCACATGGATATTCTGTTTCAAACGAATTTGTTCTGTACATTGCCATAGCAATTTTCATATCAATTTTAATTGGTTCTCCGTTTGTAATAGTAGTTGTAATATCATCGGGAACTAATAGATCAAAACCAGAGTCTCCGTATCTTCTATGTTCAGCGAGTTTATCTTTGTGTGCAAAGATATGTTCTTCGTACATCCTTTTAAGAATAGGATCTTCGATATAAATTTTTAATAGATAATGATTTGACATTTTTTGTATATACTCGTTTTTTTAAATTGTAATTCAGTTTAAATTTCTAAACTAAAATGATAAATTTCTTTTTTATCTTTATAATATTAGAATATGTTCCGTAAAGCTTTTAAATATATCTGCAGAACTGAACTTCAGTTCAAAGAGAATAACGAACAATTAATAAAGAGAATCAAACTCAAACATGTATTAGACAGTCTAAATATAAACCATAAAACTGAAATACTGAAACAACACAACTTAAAGGATGCCCATATTTATTGCAAAATTAACAAACTTTCAGGTCAACTTTCAGGTCCATTAATTGAAAACTACATCAAAACGAAATATAAGATGATTAAAAACGAACCTTCAAAATGTATTGGAGATTTAAATTGTAACAAGACTAACTTTGAAATTAAAATTTCAAATGGTGGTAAGGATAAAAAATTCAATTATGTTCAGTTGAGAATGAACCATAGTTGTGACTACATTTTTACATCTTATTATTTGAACTATACCAATCTGAATGATAACGGTGAGTTGTTTATTTTCAGAATGAATAAGGATGATATAAAAAAACTAATATTAAAGTATGGTGGTTATGCTCATGGAACTATTAAGAAACTCGGACAAATATGCAAAAATGACTTGGATAATACTGATAATATTAAAGAGTATGCATTACGACCTAAGTACGGAGATAAATGCTGGGATGAATTACTTCAATATAGAATATCCGATATTGATGTCAATATCTAATCTCTGTTTATCCAACAGACAATGGCTATATATAATACGGTAAATGTTCCACAACCAAAGTATTTTGTCCATTTTATATTATCCTTATCTGAACAAAGTAAACTAGAGTGTAGAATGAAATTGTTGTTTACATTTTTAAACTTATTGTCGCAGTTAGCTTCCTGACAAGACATATGTATACACATCATCAATATAATAATCAATATCAAACTGAAAACTCGTATGTTCATATTATGTTTTGAATTGATATATGATATATACAATATGATCAGGAAGACAGTCCAATCTTTAAAATGGTCGTACATATCTCCAATCATTGATGTCATATCATATTTTCTGGCATAGTGACCGTCAAAACAGTCGAAAAAGTATGATACAAAATAGAAAAATGCAAATAGAGCGAGTTTCTTATGGTAGAGGAAATAGCAGGAAATCATTCCGGTTAGGAGAGAATAGGTTGTAATCATGTTTGGAGTATATCCCATACTGTAGAAGTAAGGGCATAAACAATCTGCAAATTGAATTAATACATTATCAATTGGATTATCAATATCATTCGGTATCTTTTTCATTTATTATAGTATTTTTATTCTATTTTGATAATTAAACAAAGATTAAGTCATAGGATTCTCCAAATTAAAACAAACGATAAAATATTTTCTTTTGAATTCATTTCCAATTCAAAAGTTCATTATTGTTTTATTATCTTCCTAATAAGAATAGGTAATATTAATACGAAATAGTGAAATAAAATGACCTGAACATCATTTAGATTTTTAGACAAAATTATATCAGGTAAAGATATAAGCAGGAAGACCAGAGTTACTACCTTTATATCTATACCCTTTAGCATGCATAATATACCAATAATAAAAAAGATAGTTGGAAACATGTTTATATTGAAATTACCTATCCTAACACCCGATACGGTAAAAAGATATTGAGCTTTGAATAGTTTATCTACATATATTTTATTCAATATTGAAGTTGCAATCAATGGGTAATTTGAACTTACATTTTCAGACTGATTATCATCTGTAGATGTTTGATATGCTATTCTTGGTGTGGTTACATATGATTCTATTTCGTTATCAAGAACCAAGTTTTGGATACAGATATCAATATGATTATTTACTTTACCGTCAAGTTGATTTAGCAGTTTAGTTGCACCTTTTCTCGATAAGATATAAGCATGAGCACATAAAGCGAGAGATGGGATACTAATATTTTCTGTTATTTTCTGTGATTTCTTAAATGTTTTTGGTAGAAATGTCCATCTGGAAAACAGTTTGATTATATTGATTTTCTGTTCCTCATCGCAACCTGCACAACCAAGATAAAGTATATCATAATCTTTAGGAACATCTTGCAGAGCAAGTTTCAACTTCTCAATAAAGTTATCTTCAAGGACAACATCATCTTCGAAGATGATTGTATACTCATCACTTGTTTCCAAGAACATCTTCCATGTATTCATATGGGATATGGCACAGCCAATAGCACTTTTAGGACCGAATGTTTTATATCGACTTGAGACTCGTTTCACTATCTCTTCGTCTGGCATTGTTTTCCCGTTAACACCTTTTACCAATACGGTTTCAATTCCAAATGACTTTAAGTATTCTATCTTTTCAGTTGCATCATTTAGACTAATCATATAGGCTTTCATTATTTATTATAAAGCATATATGAAATAATCGAGGAGATTAATAATATGTATCTATCGATATGTATATTTTGAATTGAAAAGCAATTTACTTTTCATTTCTTAAAGTATATTATACTTTGAATTAGTTTCCAATTCAAAAGTTAAATTTTTTACCTCTTACAATGATCTTCTTAAGAAGAATAGGTAAGATCAATGCAAAATAGTTAAATAATATAACCTGAACATCATATAGGTTTTTAGATAGAACTATATCAGGTGAAGATATAAGAAGGAAGACAATAGTCATTATCCTTACATCGATACCTTTCAACATGCATAATATACCAATAATAAAAAACATTATAGTAAATGCATTGACATTGAAGTTGCCTATTCTAAAAACAGAAACTGAAAAAAGATACTGTGCCTTATACAGTTTATCTACATATATTTTATTCAATACTGAAGTTACGATCAATGGGTAATTTGAACTTACATTTTCAGATTGATTATCATCTGTAGATGTTTGATATGCTATTCTTGGTGTTACTGCATATGATTCTATCTGATTATCAAGAACTAAGTTTTGAATACATATATCGATATGGTGATGCAGTTTGCCATCAAGATTTTTTAATAGCTTAGTTGCACCCTTACGAGATACAATATAAGCATGTGTAGCAAAAGCTGCTGATGGAATACTAATATGATCAGTTATTTTCCTAGGTGGATTAAATGTCTTTGGAGACATCCAAAAAGTTGCCATAAATTTGATGGTATTAAATTTTTGTTCATCATCACAACCTGTACATCCAATGTAAAGTATATCATAATCTTTAGGAACATCTTGTAGAGCAAGTTTCAACTTCTCATTAAAGTTATCTTCAAGGACAACATCATCTTCGAAGATGATCGCATACTCATCACTTGTTTCCAAGAACATCTTCCATGTATTCATATGGGATATAGCACAACCAATAGCACTTTTAGGACCGAATGTTTTATATGTATTTGAAACTCGTTTCACTATCTCTTCCATTGGGATTGTTTTACCATTAACACCTTTGACCAACACGGTTTCAATTCCAAATGACTTTAAATAATCTATCTTTTCTGTAGAATCATTTAGACTAATCATGTAAGCCTTCATATTTATTATATATGGAAAAATCTCTAATAATAAATGTTAAGTAAATTGATTGAATGGTTTGCAAAAATAAAAAAATACAGTTTTAAAAATAAACAGAGATGTCAATTTTTTTATTGGAATCAACAACAATGTTCATTACCATGCAATAGACTAAACTATTGTAAGTATCATCTTTTAAATGGAATAGCAGTCCAGTTTATTGTATACTTTAATAAGACAAGACTTTTACTATCTTGTGATGTGCCTACAACAGAGTATATAGTGATTGACCCATCTGTTATTGATAAATGGAAAGCGGGTTCTGAGTTAAGGTTAAACATATTGTACAGATTAATTAATTGTATAATAAATAAATTTACAACTTCATTTCAGTTTAAATAGTTAGATAAATAATATAATAATATAAAATGGAAAACACTGAATCTGACTTATATAGATTGCTTTCAGAGCATTGTTATAATAAGTATAAAACGATTGTCGATAAGACAAATAACAACGGAGGAAACTATTCAATCATCTTTAGACACTTATCAAAAATCGATAATATTCAAGTCATATCAACCTTAAAAATACCTTGCTCAACTCATTGTTCTCATATGGTTTTTGAGACGAGAGACAAGTTACCTCCTTATAAAAATCTGTATACATATACATGTGCTTTTGATGTTGAAAGTAACAATAAAGAGTTCGTGCAAGACGATATATGTCATATGCTAAAAAGCATTTTCCAAGTTGTTACTACACTGAAATTTGATAAAGTATCCGGTAGTTTACAGGAGTATATTGAACCGTTTGGTAATCAGTTTGTTGACGGAAAAGAATGCTCTGTATGCTACGAGTTAACAATGACCAAGACTGTTATATGCGACCATCCAATATGCAGGCACTGTTTTCAACATTTGAGACAGAAGTTCGTTTGTCCTATTTGCAGAACAAAAACTCGAATTGATGAAGATTCTGATGCTGATCAAGAATCTGATTCAGAGTCAGAATAATTAAGTTGTTATTCAAATTGAATAATAACTACAAACACATATCATACCATGAACAATCGATATCATCATTTAACAATTGAAAATTGAACTGATATTTCAGTTCTTTTTCAAAACAAATATTCTCACATGTTTTATATCCAAATAGTTGTTTCCAGGCTTCTGCATCACGATTTTCAATTATTGATAAAATGTAATCACATGGATTTGAAATCCAATTGGAACTTAATTCATATATTGAAATTATTAATTCTTCATCATTCCAACTTTGTAAAATTTTGAAGTTGCTTCCAGTTGGATTATCGAAACGGATAAGGATAAAAGTATGCCAAGGTACATAATATCCTTCGAAAATATTAGCGAACAGGCTTACAATTGACACTGATTTATTCGGAACATCAATTGTTTTATTAATCGTTTTTGAAGGTGAAATCAGTTCAAATTTTTTGATATATGAATCTAATCTTTCCCTTTTAGGAACAGATTCATTTAACTCATTGATATTGTTAGTCATGCTTGCGAAGATATAAAAACTAACACCACGACATCCCATCGTTTTATCACTGTTATAATCATTACGAGTATACTTTTTCCCGTATTTATCATGGACGAATCTTGAAGGTTGAAATCCAGTTGGATTTAATAATTGATATAGATTTTCATTGAATTTATTAAACTGAGTCATTTCTCTATTTTATCAGTTGAATCCAAGTGATAAATCAATTTAACTAATAAACTCGTTTCGATGGGTCTTTTCGTTTTTTTGCACATCTCCTATTGATTTCAGACGGAGATAACTCTTTAGCTGTTTTTGGTGTTTTTGGTGTTATTTTATTGTATGGTCTGCAATATGGATACTCACGAATCCATATATCTAAAGGTTTATTTTTTGAACGACCACATGTGACAATTCTGGGTAATTCACAAACATTAATCCATTTCTCGGCATACCACCTTGATAATCCAGTCGTCTTAGGTTTTTTCCCACTATAAGTACCTCCTCTTTTCTTGTATTCTTTGACTAACCATCCATTTGCATATGCACTTGGATAAACCTTGAACCTTCTTTTAGCTTCATCTTTCACTTTTTCATACAGACTCTTGTTAATAGGAATCGGTTTACTCATTTATTATAATAGATATTTTTTTTGAGTTTAGCTTGTTCTGATACTGGATATAATTAAGTCTCTATCTACAGGTCTAGTGTAGTTAGTATTACGAGTAAAATAATCTAAGATAAAATATCCTGCTAAAATCTTTGATAAATTACTGGATTTAGTTGATTTATCTATTAAAAATGCAATATATGACATATCTTTTGGTATAGCATAATCATTCAGTTTTGATTTGAAACTTGGACTGATTTCAAATGTTCTATGAACAAAACCCTGACTCATTCGTTTTCCTCCTGTAAAAATTCGAATAGCATCCTGAGTATCGCTCATAAATTCTAATGGTGGAACAACACTTGATCCGTAGAATCTTAAATCATTTGAATCGTAAATAATAAAATCTTTTTGAGACTGATTTAAAACTGGAATATTTATTAGTTGTTTTTTCTTGGTTTCAAAGTATGTATTGTTGACATATGTTGTTGTTGGAGGTTGGTCCCATTGAATAACTGCTGATTGAACTTGATTTTTTCCTGCTTTAAGAAAAGGGGTATTTAAAGGTTCTAACCTATCATCTCTTATTACGAATAACCTAGTGCCTAAATCCTCACGAGCAATCACTTTTTGTTCTTTAAATTGAGGGAAAAAAATCTGGGAAACTCCGAAGTCATTAACAACGAAGAGTTTTCCATAATTTGGAACATAAAAATCTCTACCATAGATTGTATATTTCCAGTATCCTCCACGATTAACATTATAGATAAGAATATTTTCAGCTTTAATGTCATTGTTCATTATTCCATAATGATACTGAAGAGCATGAAGACCAGCCATAATTTGGAATATAGCTGAATCGAGTTCATTTTCTGGTGGATTCGTTCTAAGCCAACCTACCATATCTCCTGCAGTTGCTATTTCACTTATAGAAAAAGTACATTTAGAAACTTTCCCAACTATCGTTTTTGATTTAAAATTGCATTTATCGCAGTAATAGGTGTCGAATAATATCGGTAAGTTTTGGGCAATAGAATTAAGCACTAATCTATTAATCAATTTAGCAATATGATTTTCATCTGTTGTTCCTTTCATTATTTTAGCCATCTTGAGAGCGAATGGGAAACGACCATATATGCTTGATTTATCAACTAAACTACATATTGATACTTCTCCAAATGAACCTGAACCGAGTATTTTAACGATATTAATATATCTGGTTAATAATTCTCTGCATTGATTACCTTGTTTCACATCTTTGATTGTTGAAAGGACTTTCGACATATTTCTAGCTACATGTCTTCGCAGTCTTACATTCAGGTATATATCTTCTAATTTTAAATTAGACAGTATATTGATTGCTAATTCTTTGTTACCGATACTACGATTCAATAAATAACCAGCTACATTAATCAGTTTGTTTTTGGTTGGAACAGATAAAGCATCGACCAGGTCAACTTGACCTTTACTAATTCGTTCTAAAATCCCAGATTCTTTTGATTCCATCATTTATTAATAGATAAATTGAAATTGATTTTTATAGTTAAAAATTGATATTAAACAAAATGTCAATTATCAGTAGAATATTTGGTTATGAGACTAAGACTGAAAATCAGTCTATTGTAAAAGAAGAATATAAATATGAAAATCAAGTTGAAAATCAACTTGAAATAATAAAAGAAGAATCTGATTCCGAAGGAGAAAATCAAACCGATATCTTAGGGAATTTGATATTTGAAAATGCTCATATTAAACTTTATGTCACACGAGCTAAAAAATTTGTAACTACAGTTAAAGTTTGGATTGGACAACGACCTCTTAATAGAGATCATGTTATGAAGTTAGCAAAAGAGTTTACGAAACAAGGTCATGTCATGGGAACATTTAAGGTTGTTCGTTCTGAAGACGGAAAAATACAACTTCTCGATGGTCAACATAGAGTAAGTGCGATTAATGAAATATTGAAATTACAACCAGAATTCAACTGTGACTTAATAATCGAGTTATACGAAACAGATAGATTGGAAAGCAATTCAACTTTAAAATTATTTGAAAAAGCAAACAATGTTCTTAATGTTAAACCAGAGGATATATCACATAAGAGTGCTCTATCTGTTGTTGATAAATTATCATCTCAATTCAAGTTGGTTTTTAAAGATGTAGAAGAGGGGAAGAGATGCATAAGACCATATATCGACAAGAGAAAACTGTTTGAGAAATTGAAAAAAGCATTTGAGGATCATGATATAGATGAGGATAGTTTGTATAGACAAATAATGGAAAGAAATGAGTATAATAAGAAAAATCTACAGGATGTAGCAGACTTAGCTCGTTCATCTATTGATAAGTGCAAAGTATCTGGATGTTATTTAGGCTTAGAAAAATACTGGATGGAAGAAATATTATCAATATATAATTAAACTGTAAATATTTATTATATAACTAATCGACCATATGTCATTTGAAACTTTAGAATTTTATATTGGATACCAATATAAAACTTTATTATTTATTATTCTTATTTATTGTTGTTTGATGAGATTGTCAATTAGATACTGTAAACACTCAATATGTTCATGTGTATCTTGATTTTCAACAAGTCTCATAGCAGTTTGTTTCAAAGGACATTGAACTGCACATAGGTTGACTCAAGAGTTCAGATTATAATATGACTAGGAATATTTATAAGAGAAAGACCACATCAAGAAAAAGAACATGTTGTAAAGTAATCTATTAGCAAGCCTGTTATTGAACTTAAGAATATTACAAAATATTTAGCTTGTAAACAATCTTCAAACATTAAATTGAAAAAAAATAAGAAATCACATTTATGATTAGAACTATTGAATATGTCCTCTATTGAACGAAAAATTGATATGATTAAGCATCTTCCTATTAGACCAATCCTTTCTGAACCATATTCCATAATGACAGAAAAATTATTAGATCCAACTGTTTCTACAATGTTAATCCAAGCATTTTGCGGTCTTGGCAAATCAAGACTCATGTACAATATCATTTTTGATTATTTATCAGACTTAACAGTTTTTGTATTTCCCTATATCAACCTACTTAAACAATTTAATAGCGACTATATTCACAATTGCGGATTGAACTCCAATAATGATTTTTCTATCCTTTCTATATGCTCCATCGATGAAAGTCAAGCTTTGATATCAGCAACAACCGATAAAAACAAGATTAAACGAGCCCTAAATTCAAAGAGAAGAAAGATAATATTGGTTACATATCAATCTCTAGAAACATTATATGATTGTCTAATTGTCCGTAAAAAGAAGATTGATTTATGCATTTTTGATGAAGCTCATCATTCTGTCAGTCCTATATATAAACGATTAATTTATATTGATACACAATATGAAAAAGCATTATTTTTTACTGCTACACCAAGAAATTCTAACGGTATCATAATGCATGACGGGACTACCGATTCTCATTGTGGTGAAAGAATTGCTAATGCAACATATATCGACGGATTAAATTCAGATGCTCTAAACGAGTTCCAAATCATAGGAAATATAACAAATAATGTTCAAGAGGAAATGAAACTGAAAATCGTCCGTATTTACGAGATTATGATTAGGAACATATTAAGTACTGAAAACAATCGAGTCCTAACATTTCATACTTATGCCAATTCAAAACAATCTGAAGAACTTGAATGTGAACTTGAATTTGATTGTGACTCTCAAGAAGATGATGAAACGAAGGAAGAGACTATCCTTCAAGAAAGTAAAGGTGAAATCACATCTGAATATGAATACAATTTCAAAACGAATGTACAAGATTTTGTTAACGACGAATTATTCAAAGAGACATTTAACAGAATGATAAATAATGAGTTCCCAAGCCTGAAAAACAAATACAAAAAGATTACTTTTAAACCAATGACAAGTAATACTCCTATTTCCGAAAGAGATAAAATTCTTAATGCATTAGATAAAACAAAAGAGAATGAAATATATATTATTTCAAGCTGTAAAACAATCGGAGAAGGTGTTGATACAAAGAATGCAAACCATATTGTATTCGTAGATTCAAAATCATCTTATATTGACATTATTCAAAACATTGGTCGTGGAGTTAGAAAGACTGAGAGAACGATGAGACCAACAACCATCACTATACCTTCATTTATCGACTATGAACGATACCGAAATACAGATTCTGATACACAAGAAAAACGAGACCAGATTGTAAGAGAAGGGATATATAAATATGGGGATTTCTCTGGCATAATGAATGTGCTATCTGCTATTCAACAAGAAGATGAAGAATATTATAAAATGTGTCTAATTTATCCTAACAAACACTTCAAAAGCGAGATTGAAAGGAACCTGAAAGCAAAAGGAAAAACAATGGTGAATAAACAAAATATTGAAACCATAGTTGGAATTCAAAGGGAAGAAAAAGAATCGGATGAACAATATTTAGAAAGAGTTGCGGAAGAAAAGCAAGGGAGAATTGAATTACATACAAATGACATGAATAACGAAGGAGAAAACAATATCGTATATTTTGGTACTGAAGATCATCCTATAATCCATTCTATCTATAAAGATGATAATCAAGACACTAATAACTATTACGAGATTACTGATGATGATATAGACGAAAAACAGACTAAAAGTAAACCTTGTAAACGACGAAATTTATGTTTGAAAATTAAACATAACGATGATTTTAAGATGCTTTGGAGTATAGAAAATGAAGATTCGATTGATAAAGGGATTAGCAGTTGTGTTTTGAACTGTAATATATCAGGAAGTTATCTTATTGATAAATGGAAATCAACTTTGATTCAGAGCAAAAAATTCATTTCTGAATATGGGAGATTACCAAGTAACAAAACTGATAAAGATAATGAAAAATATAAAAAAATAGGAACCTGGGTTGAACATCAAAAAACAAATTATTCTTCAATTGTAAATGAAAGACGAAATTCAATGAAAAATCCTGAAATAGCAAAATTATGGGAAGAATTTAGGATTGAAAATGAACGGTTATTTAAAACTGACTTTGAATTGTATTTAGATAATTTAAATGAAACTAAAAAATTCATTTCTGAATATGGGAGATTACCAAGTTCAGATACTGATAAAGATAATGAAAAATATAAAAAATTAGGAAAGTGGATTCAACATCAAAAAGCAAATTATTCTTCAATTGTAAATGAAAGAAAATATTCGATGAAAAATCCTGAAATAGCAAAATTATGGGAAGAATTTAGGATTGAAAATGAACGGTTATTTAAAACTGACTTTGAATTGTATTTAGATAATTTAAATGAAACTAAACAATTCATTTCTGAATATGGGAGATTACCAAGTCCAGCAACTGATAAAGATAATGAAAAAT